GGCGACATCGTGGCCATCGTGAGCGACGACACGTTTGAACCAAATCCGGATTGGGAAAACGCTACCCATGGAATTGACTTTGGAAATCGCAGCCCACTGAACACAACTGACATCCAAACGGACAGCGCCAAGGCGGTTGGCTCCGGCGTCTGGTTAGACATCACGAACAACAACAAAACACATATATGAAACACGCAAGACCAGACTACAATCGAATCCAAGACCCAGCGGTGCAAGACCCGAAACTGCTCAAGGAAGGCTCGACTCCAATAGCCGAAGATGAGCCGGTGTTCCTGCTCCGCGCCCAAGACAAAACCGCCGCCGAAGTTGTGCGCTTTTGGGCGTATCTACAAACGCAGCAAGCCGGATGCTCCGTGCTGGCGGTTGACATGGCACACCGTCACGCGAACCTCATGGACGCTTGGCCTAAACACAAAGTGGCTGATGTCTAACCAAGGAATTGATATGCCATCAGCATCACCATCATCGGGCAGTTGCAACTACCCACAAACCAAGGTGGACCAGACGCCACGGTACGACCGGCGCAGCAGGAAGCGCAAGGCATCGCGCCCCGTGGCCCGAAAAATGAACAAGGTAAAATACCTCTGATGGCTGACGTGCCCACATTGCCGACGTACCCCAAGCCCAAGCCCCGGCCCGCCGCCACGTTGCCGAACACGATTCCGGTCCTCAATCACCCAAAACAGGGTGCACCGTTGCAGAAGCTGGTGGGTAAGATGTTCAAGGGAAAGATGCCCAAGATCGGCCTGAAGCATTCACCAAAGGGGCCACGGAAACGGAAGAACCAAGTGAATTTCTATTGATTTATGAGCGAACCCACAAAAATACTGCACCCCACGCCCAAGATGGTTTTCATGTCATCTGGGAACAATGTATCAGCCCATCGCAAGATGCTCGAAAGCCCGGAGTTCCAGCGGGCCATCGACTACGCCAAGTCGCACTACACCCGTGCGCTCCATGCGTCGGCTCCAAACAACCTGGATTCACCCAACTTCGCCAGCGCGGCGGCCATGTCATTCGAGCGCATCCAGGGCATGGAGGATTTCATCAGCATCCTGATGACGCTCTCCGAGACGCCTCCGCCGCTGCCCGAGCGCGCGCGTGGTGGTGACAACCTTGAGCAGCCGCCGCAGCCTCGGAGGAACTAAATTATGCCCCCAGCACCCGCCGCCCCGCCGCCGGCAGCGCCACTCGCGCCGCCGCCTCCGCCGCCCGCGCCCACGACCACCATCCGGGTGTCGGAGATGCCGGGCACGCCCACGCCCAACGCTCCGCCGAAGAAGGGTAGTGTGCGCGACAGCATGTTCAAGAAGCTGCGCGAGAAGGCGACCACCGGGCCGCCGATGGATGATGCGGAGCCAACACCCACGCCCGAGCCGCGAGCGCCATCCACGCCATCGAACCAGCCCGAACCGGAGCCGGAGCCAGCCACTGAGCCAACGCCGGCGGAGCCAACCGCAGCGACTGACCCCAAGGCCGCTGCCGACCCCAAAAAGGGCAAGGTGAACCCGTGGAAGCTGGTGGACGAGTACAAGGGCAAGATCGCCAAACTGGAGTCTGAGGTAGCCGAGGCCGGAAAACGCGGTATTCCGAAGCCCGAATGGGAAGCCGTTCAATCGAAACTCACCAAGGTCGAGGCTCGTGCCAAGGAGCTGGAGGAGGAAATCAAGTACGTCAACTACACCAAGAGCGAGGAGTACAAGGTCAAGTACGAGGAGCCTTATGTGAAGGCATGGGGCCGCGCCATGGGTGAGTTGAAGGAGCTGACCGTGGAAGACGGACAAGGCAACCAGCGTCCGGTCAGTCAGGACGATTTGCTGGAACTGGTCAACCTGCCGCTGGTCAAGGCCAAGCAGATGGCCACCGAGAAGTTCGGTGAATTCGCCGACGAGGTGATGTCTCATCGCAAGGAAATCCGCAAGCTGCACGACGAATCCGCCGCCGCTCTGGAGCAGGCCCGCAAGGCCGCCGGCGAGCGAGAGACCGCCACCGGAGCCCAACAGAAGGAAATGCAAAGCTCAGTGCTCCAGGAATGGAACCGCTCGAACGAGGAGATTGTCTCGAACGAGAAGTACGGCACCTACTTCAAGCCGGTCGAGGGCGACGAGCAGGGCAATCAACGGCTGGCCAAGGGATTCGAGCTGGCGGACCGCGCCTTCTCCGAAAGCCCGCTGGACCCCCGACTGACACCCGAGCAGCGCAAATCCATCGTCCAGCGCCATGCCGTAGTCCGTAACCGCGCTGCCGCATTTGGCCGGCTTGTGCATCAAATCGGACAGAAGGAAGCCCGCATCGCCGAGCTGGAGAAGGAACTGAGCGGCTACCGTGGCAGTGAGCCGGACGCGGAAGGCAGACGCCCAGCGCCAACCAGTCAGGCAGCCGGCGGCACCAAGATGGATGGCGTGCTGGCGGATTTGAGGAGACGGGCGAAGTAAGTACTAATAAAGGACAAATTAGTACCAAATTAGTATTTGGGATTGATGCGGGTGATCAAACGCCACTCGGATAAACATATACCCAGCGCCTGAGAACATCATAGAGCGGGCGTAAATCCTCAGTCGAGTACAGCGGCTGGGGATTTTTAGTTGCGTTGGAAAATTAGATTTGACAGACCTACCTCCAGGTGTTAAAGCATGAACGTCGGCTATCCGACTCTCCCCGGTGAATTCCGGCGCTGCCAGCCAGTAGCGTAAGAAAATTGGTAAGCCCATCGGTGGGCCATAGAAGTTCTTCTTCAAACCGATTCACGCAGTCAATGTCGCAATGTGCGACCAACAAAATGAATCGACACAAACAAATTGAAAGAAAGAGTTTCTTATGTCATGCCCAGGAAGTATAATCCAAGCTTGTGATTTTCCACAATTTTTAGTAGACCAGACGCCCAAGTTTGACGAACTCATCATGGAGGATATTCGTCCAACCGATGGCTGGCTCCTCAACGTCTCGACTGGCACTACGCCCATGGGCACGCCGGTTGAAATCACGCAGGACCGCTTCCGTTCGGTCTGGCCCAATACCACGAAGGTGTGGACGAAGGTTCAGGCCAATGGTCCGGGTTGCGTGGGCAGTCCGTGCGACCAGCCTGAGCACCAGATTGGCTGGGGCGCAGACCGTCTGACGTACTTCGCCGAACAGCAGACATGGGGCACGCCGCTGTTGTGCTACGACCAGGACATGCACATCACGCACGCCGAGCAGCACATCTCGCAGATCATCAGCGAAATCCTGCGCCCGGCCACCACGGCGATTTCCAACAATTTCCTTCGCAAACGCGCCCTTTTGTGGGCCAAAAACCACTGGGTGGCCAATGGCTCGTTCGGTAACGCGACCACCAACCAGTTCACGTTCCAGTGGGTCAACCCCATCACCGGACTGTTGAGCGGTCCCAATGGCGACGAGGAAGGTTACTTCTACTGCTCGGCCTCCCCGACCAACGTGTACCTGCTGGTTCCGCAGATGTTGCAGAACCGCTTCAGCCCGTTGATGCGCGTGGGTTACGCCGGCAAGAATCCTTTCAAGGAAACAGCTCCGTTCATCGAGCTGGTCACCGACATGGACACCTGCTGGTCCCTGGACAAGCTGGGCGGCCAGTCGGGCGGTGGCGGTGGCGTGGGCGGCGATTACCCGTCCGTGCTGGGCAACTGGCGCTTCACTGAGTGGGGCGCGGCCAACAACTACTGGCGCTACGGTTTCAGCGGCCAGATGGGCAATTACATGGTCCGCGTGGATGAAATGGGTCTCCGTTTCAACTACGTCGGCGACCTTGGCCCCTCGGCGGCCCCGAACCGCTACCAGTACCAGATTGTGCTGCCCTTCCGGAACAACATCACGACCGGCGCGGGCGGCGCGGCTGGCCTTGGCTCCGACCCCAATCCGGACTTCGATCAGGCACAGTTCTGTGTGTCCTTCATCACCCACAAAAAGGCGATGGAACTGCTCGTTCCTGACGCGCGGCCCCTCAACCCCGAGATGCCCTTTGGTCACCGTGATTTCGGTGGTCGCTGGCGCTTCGCGATGAACAACCTTGGCGCTGACAGCAACGGCACGGTCATCAGCAACAAGTGGGAAAACAAGGGCCAGTTCATTTCGTGGTTCAAATACTACGTCCGCCCGCTCCATTACGAGTTCATGGAAGCCATCTTCCACATGCGCGAACAGTTCTGCATCCCCTTGTTCGGCACCTGTAATCCGAGCCCCGGATACCCGACGCAGTATTACAACAGCGCGCTGCCGAGCTGCCCGCTGCCCAGTGGCTGGCCCTCGAACAGCGGACCCATCCCGGTGCCCACGACGAGCGACACGTTCGACAACGTCACCGAGAAGATTGTCACTGGGGACACCGCGCCGAACACCGCGTTCCAGACGCTGCCGCCGTTGGCTCCTGGTAACCCGCTGGACCAATAATCCAGCACGAATCGAATTGCGCCGGCGCTCCATGTGGGGCGCCGGCCAATCTGAAAGGACACCATGCCAGACGACGATTTCAGCGACGGCCCGGCGGACGCTCCTGCGCCGCCCCAGGGCGACGATTCCGACCCCAAAGCCGAAGGAGACGATTCAGCCACCGGACTGCTCCCCAAGTCAGTCCTGGGTGGCAAGGAATTGAAGCCGGGCGACGAGTGCACCCTCCAAATCGTGGCCGACCACGGCGACGAGTACGAGGTCAAGTACGCCGATCAGGGCGCTGAGGAGCCCCAAGACCCGGATGGACCAGGCAGCAGCCCACCGGCGGCTCCGGGTGGTGGTATGGAATCAATGTTACAGGACTGATGAATGCCCAAGCAACGCTCAGCTTTCAAACTGCCCGTAAGGCCGGGTTTAGTGCTGCCACAATCCGTTGCCAGGGACTTTAACCGCTCATCTTTCAGGGATTACCTGACTTCCGACCAGCGCCGGATTATACGGTTGCAGTTGCTGCTTCAGATACTCCAGAGGCTCAATCCGGGGTATTCACTGAACATGACAACGCTCATGGCATCGGCGCAGCAGTACTTCGTGCTGTCAGCAACCAACAAAACCCTGTGCAAGCTGCAACTGCTTCGGCAGATAGCAATGTGCACCTGATTTATGGCCAAATGCGATGTACCAACTTTGGTTTCGAGAACCTCGGGTTTCGCCAACATGCTCACGCCTGGGATGCGCCCGCTGGCCAGGGTCGCGCTGCTGACCTCGATTCTGCAAAGAACCCAGCCCTCTTTCACTCCCAATCTGGCTACCATCAATAGCCTGCTCGCCAGCGCGAAGTGCTTCACCTGCCTGTCTCCGGGTGAGCAGCAGGTGATGAAGGTGCAGTTGCTTTGTGAGATTTTGAATGCCCCAGGAGTTCCCGGCGGCACAGCCCCAACAGTGTCTATCGCTGACCCATTTAACAACGGAAGTTCCACGGTGTCATTCTTGGGTACACCAACTGATAGCTCAATGACGGTTGTATTGGTGCAGGCCGGTATTATAGGAACTCCAGGATTGCAGTTGGTCAAAGTTCTTTATGGCGGAACCTATGGCAGCGCCAGAACGGTGAGTGTCACCCCGCTGTTCACACCGCCAACCGGAGTGGTGATTGTGGTCCAAAACAACACCAATACCGGATTCACCATCACTGCCAATATCGGCGTAGGTGACTCGATTCCAGTCGGCACCTACCAGTTCGCAATAACCACCTCCTGATCTCATGGCCACCTGCGACATCAACACCCTGCTGGCAAACGCCCAGATATTCTCCGGTCTGACTCCGGGGATGTGGGACGCCATCGAGCTGCAACTGCTCTGTGAGATTTACAACTCGCAGTTGGTGACTGTAAGCATCAATGTCGCTCCGGATTACATCAACTACGCCGGGCCGCCGGTGCTGAATCCTCCGAGCCTCCAAAACATCGTGGTGGACTCCGGGGGCAGGCAATGGCAGTATTACAATGGCGGTTGGCACTGATTTTATGGCTATCTGCAACATACAAACCCTACTGGCGAACGCCTCCTGCTTTAACTGTCTGAGCGAAGGCGAACTGGCGGTCATTGAACTTCAGCTCCTGTGCGAGATACTGAGCGCCGGAGGGACTGGAAGCGGGGGCGGCGGCATTCAGGGATTCTCTGGAAATTACGGCGGCGGTCAGCCGACCTCGACGCCGACATCAGGAAACATAGGGTACGCCGTTGACACCAGCAATGGTCGCCAGTGGGTGTACTACTCGGGAGCATGGCATTGATTATGAAAAAACTGATTATCTCACTGATGGTGCTGCTGGGGCTGTCGGCCTCGGCGCAGAACTACTATGTCGGCCAGTTCAGTGGGCTGGACGTTGGCAACACAGGAATTGTTAATCAGGCCGGCCAAACCATCGACCAGCGAGCCACCACAGCGGCGGCGAATGTGGTTTCAACCGGGGCAGTCGCCTCGGTGTATGGCCAAAGTTCAGCGAGTTCCAACTTGGTCGGTCAGGCATTTCTAAGTAATTACAATATAAAATACAGAGCGAATGGCGGTAGGCCCATTATGGCGTTTACCGGAGAGGCTTCTTCCCCAAATCAAAGTTACACCTCAACAACAAATCAGCTTATACCTGCAATTCAACTGGGCTATGTGGCCGCCGGGTACAACACCTATTTAGCAGACGAGCAAGACCTAGTAGCCCACACCAACATTGGTGGAGTGGTTTTTCCGTTAATCACTAATTCATTTCCGAGTGCTGGCGAAGTTGGGGGAGTTGGTTATCTTCCACTCATCAATAATTTCCTAAAACCCAATGGAATAACTGGATTTGGAGTGCTGTTTGAAATCGGCCCGTCGGCAGCAGCTGGCATTGGAATGGCTCCCTACTGGGACAGAGACGTGATGTACGCCACTACAAACTGGGGGGTGTCTGTTTGGTCGTTGTATATGGATGAAACAAACTACAATCCATATTGGTACGACATGGAGCGCACTTTGCAAGCGATTGAAGCAACTGGGAGCAACTGTTATATTTTCACCGGCGGATTTGTTGGTGTTCGCAATTTTGGATTGCCTAATGGAGAATTAACAAATATCAACTACTTTTCACCATCCTACTTTGCCCCTTATGTGAATTGCCAAACAGTAGGAAATGTAGACCCGACTTCGTATCAAAATTTCTTTAATATTTGGTTTACATATGTAACCCCCTATCTCGCTCTGGAAGCGCCGGGATATTCAATTTCAGAAACGTATTGCTTAGGGTGGGGTAGCGGTGTGCCGGAACAATGGGGTACGATGTTCCAAATGGAAGCACTCACAGAATCGCCTTTAGTTCTTTCCATTGCTGGGAGTTGGAATCATTACGGCGTGAACACGGCATGGTTGCCTCAAGACGCAGCCCTGATTGCCATAGATCAAAACGTAAACCGACCACCTATAACCAATCCGCTAAATACCAATGGTGTTACGTTCTGGGTAGGTGCGGCAACCTTTGATGCCGTTCCGAATACTTGGTATGTTGGAGTTTGGAATACCAATACCTACTCAACAAATTTAGTGACAGTTCCATTATCCGCTTTAGGACTTTACGGATACAGCACAAATCAACCGACAACGATTTGGGATGCCACCATGCAGGCAACGGCGGGATATGTCACCAATGGTCTTTGGACCATGACGAACAGCATGAATGGTGGTTCGGGCTACAATACAAACCTGTCGGCTGGTGATGCGACGGTCTATGTGCTGAAACGGGGCTTGGTTTCAGACTGGTCGGGCGGAACTTCGACCATGACCAGTGGTCATCCATTGGCAACCTTCTCACCTGGAACCCAGAATAGTTCCTATGCGATTGGGTTTAACCGCGATTACTGGTTGTGTACAACAACCTCTGGATATACAAATGTGGCAGTCTCGTCCTATGGAGGAATCACCCCAACCAACTTCATATCGACGGCTTTTACCAACATGAGCCTGACCTATACGACATGGCCTGCAACCAATTTCACAACAGCTTTTAGTTGCTATGATGGATTTTACTTACCTGCCACTTACACGATGACATTATCTGCTTACACCAACGGAGTTCTTGCGACAAGCGTAACAGTACCCGGTTCCACCGTATCACAGGGGGCCAGTTCCAACCTCACGGTGAACCTTACGGGCGTCACGACGCTAACCCTTACCGAATCCGAGAATGCGGCAATGCAGGGCGGTGGCGGCATCCCGATTGCTTTAGTTAATCCGGTATTGCAATCGCCGTACTCGACGGTTTATCAAGGGAACAATGTTGTGGCAATTCCAACCTACTTTCCTGTTACTGGAATGACCACCAACATCCAATTTACGGATGGTTTGATTAGCACCAATACCCTGTATTTCACAAACGGGGTTTTACAGGGCGTAACTAAACCATGACCCTCCTTCGCACCATCCTTCTGTCTTGTTTCCTTTGCGCTTCGGCGTGGGGGCAGGGCTGGTTGCTGGTTCAGCCGCCGGTTCACGGCCCGGCGATTACGTTCATGGACGGCACCGGCCAGCAGGCTCCGGGCGTGTTGACCAGCTTCTCCATGGTTAGAATCACCGACGACCAGGGCACGATAACCGGGGCGACGGTGGTTTGCGTCTCGCCGGACATGGGCCGCGTGTGGATTGCGCCGCTGCATCACGTTGGGAATGACTTACTCGTCTCCACGGACAATTACAGCGATGGCGCTACGGTGGTTTATACCAACAGCCTCACCGGGGCGGGTCTGGAACTGAGCACGCCGGACGGCTCGCCCGTTGTCTGTCAGGTCAAGGAGACGTTGCAGGATTTGACGTGGCTCGCGGAGACGAATCCATCGCCATGGTGCGTCCCGTTCAGCGCACCATCACAGTTTTTCAACCTGTCGCCAAACGTCACCGCCAAGTGGTTTGTCAACTCGCTGGCGACTGAACAGCCCGTGGACACCAACACAGACGAAACGGCCAGTGTGCCGCCGATGCCATGAAGAACAAATACAACCTTGTTCACCGTCCCGCGCTCAAGCGAATGACGGTCATTGCCCAATGGCTCATGTCGGGAAAGCCGTTCAGCGCGACGACCATCTGCAACGAGCTTGAGCTGGCGTGGCCGCACACGATTCACCGGGACATCGACTTTCTGAGAGACCAACTCGGGTACACGATTGAGTGGAACTTTTCACGGCGGACTTACGAGGGCCATCCCCCAAGGGAGAGGATTTTGTGAAACAGTTATTCAAACGGAAAGGGATGAAGGGATGAGCGACACGGAATCCAAATCCAGACCGTCGATGGAGTTGAGCAACCACCTCCGGGTGACCCTTCCGATTGTTCTCTCCTTCATCGGACTGGCCGCCATGGGCACCATGGAGTGGGCATCGCTCCGGGGTGACGTGTCCGACCTTAAAAAGAGCCAGTGGACGGTCACCGACCAGCTTCAGTGGACGCTGGAGTTCAAGTCCTCAAATCCCGGAATCGTTGTTCCAATACCTACAATTCGAGGCGTGCCATCCACGTTTGATGCACTGTCGAAGATCAACACTAATTCGGTAGCATCCACCTCGAGGCCGTGAACATCCTGATGTTAAAATCTTCCATGGTGTTAATCTTTGCGTTCTCAATTTTCGGTGCCATCGCCAATGAACTTTTGCCACCCAACAGTGGTCAGGTGATTCTCACAGAGTTGGGGCAGATTGTGATTGCCTGCATCAGTGGGTATTGTCTGGTCAAGGTCACCCAGTTGAAAACCCACATCAACAGTCGGATGGACGAGCTGCTAAAATTGACTGGTGACATGGCGCGCGCCGAGGGCGTGATTCAGGGAGTCAAAAACGAGAAGGCCGATGCGGCCCTGATGGCCAAGGGTGCGGCCAAAGAAACAGATGGACATTCGTCCGCTAACTGATATAAGTTAAACCTATGAAAAAGATGCTCACCATCGCAGGTCTGTTTCTTCTCGTCTCAACCTTGCTCGTCCAAGCGCAAGCGCCGGCAATTCTGACCATCACCAACGGCAGCAACATTGAGACGGTGAGCAATGGCGTCGTAATCGCCACCACTCCGATTGTGACCCCTACCGCTGCGGCGTTCAGTGTTGCCAGCTCCCTTGGCATTCCTGACTGGGTGGTTTCATTGATACCGCTTAAGTACATCCCATGGATTGCGCTTCTGCTGTGGCTTCTGCCTTACGCTGGACGCGCGTGGCACGCTTACCAGCAGGATGGTGGTGCGAAAGGCATTGCCGCCGCAGTCGCTTTCGGAACCAATGTCCCGGTCGCCCTCAAGGTTCAGTCAACTGGACAGCCAGTAGTCCCGACTGTTCCGGTCAATCCCGGAACTCCACCCAAGGTTTAATTATGCTCACACTCGTCATCACCCTCATCGTCATCGGCGTATTGCTGTGGCTTCTGAACGCATACGTTCCCATGGACGCCAAAATCAAGACCATCATCAACATCGTCGTGGTCATCTGCGTGGTCATCTGGCTACTGAACGCTTTCGGAGTCTGGGGCCACGCCCATGACGTGCCGGTGCCAAAATTATGAATATAAAGTATTACATCATAGCAGCCTGCTTGACGGTTTTCATTGTGCCGACACTGGTCTTCATCGACGGCTGCGCCACCGTCAGCCCCACCTCCGACCCTATCGTGGTCCACGCCGAGCAGGTTGAGGCATCCGCCGATGCCGCATTCCAACTCGTCGTCAGCGTGGACAATTCCGACAGGGGGTTCTGGCTCACCAACGCGCCGGCCTTCCACAATTTCGCTGAGTGGCTTCGGGCTCCAGTGCCGATTCCTGGGAACACGAACGAGCCGCGCGGTCTGGGTATGATTCTGCTGGTCGATAACGCCAAACTGGCCTACGAGACCAACAGCGCGATGACCAACGTGCTGGCGACCACCTTGGCCGATTTGCAGACCGCATTGAATCAGGCGTCTGCGTGGTCCACCATCGTCCAAACCCCCACCCCGTAATTTTATGGCATCAATTCTCGCCTTGCTCCCCCAGCTCATCGCTCTGATTCCCGTAATCAGCACCGGCGTCGGTGAGCTGATTGCGTTCATTTCGACCATCCGCACCGCCGCCCAGCAGAGTGCCCAGTGGACTCCTGAGCTTGAGGCCGCTTTCATCAATGCAGTTCTGGCCAAGGGAAGCACGGACGCATGGAAGACTGACGCGCAGGTGGCAGCGGCCAAGGCTGCGGCGCCCCCGGTCACGCCGGCCCCGTAATGGGTAGAATTCCCCATTGAATTTTCAACGCCTTGGAGTACCGTCATGGGAACGTAGCGGCTGGCTTTGTCAGACTCGCTCCAACACACAATGAACGAACACGAACTCTTACGCGCAATCCACCGATTGCTGGAGGAGAACAACAAAAAACTGGATAAAATTATGAGCGTACTATCTGACCTGCAAGCCGCCGTAGCGGCACTTCAAACCGCCGTCGCCACCGAAAGTTCAGCCGTATTGGCTGCCATCGCCGACATCAACAGCCTTCCCGCATCTGACGCGCAACTGGTGCCTTTGACCACTGCGATCACCGCTGCGGTAACCGCCATCAACGCAAACGCTGCGAGCCTGACCGCCGCCGTCGGCGCCGTAACTGGCCCGCCCGTGGTCTCTCCGGCGATTGCTGCAATCCCCGCTGTGACCATTTCGCTGGCCGCAGCTCCGGGACTGGCAACCGTGCCGCTGTCCGGCATCACCTCCACCGCCCCGAGCCCGAGCATTTCCGTGGTCGCTGTTGCGAGCGACAATGGGGCCGTCATCTCGGCCCCGGCTGTGGTTTACACCAGCCCCTCCGCCACTGGTTCTTTGACGTTCACTCCTGTGGCCGTTGGAACCTCGACGGTGACGGTGACTGTGAGCGATGGTGTTGGCTCGGCCACCCAGACGTTCGTGGTCACGGTGACTGCGTAAGTTTTAGGTGTTCAAATCAGCCCGGCATCAGAGATGGTGCCGGGTTTTTCTATGCGTGGGTGAGGTCGCCGGATTTCCACAAATTCCGGCTGCGCTCCTCAAGCTCCCGTTTCCAATCCTGCTTCGCCTTGGATTCCTTCTTGTTGACCATGCTGTCGATGACGAAGCCCAGCCGCTGCGCGCCAAGGCAGCCGATGGCCACGGCGTCAGCCAGGTCGGGTGAGCGGCCAATCTTCTCTTTCATCTTCCACTTGGGCTCAACCTCGATGCGGTTGGCTCCCACGGTGGTCCACTCGCGCGCGCAGAACTCGCGCATCACGGCGTCGGTCAGACCCCGAAACTGGCCGGCCTCGACGATGAGCCGGACGCTGAACCAGACCTCGGTGATGAACTTCGAGTAGTATTTGTTGCAGGGCACCTGAATCTGAGCCGACACCATGCGCTCGGTGGGATTGCCACCGCAGTCGATGGGATTGCAGCGCGGCGACCACAGGCGGGCGAAGGCACTGACCAGCGTGGTCCGCATCCCCGAGTCGTAGAAGAAGTTCTCTGGCGGGATTCCGCGCGTGGTGCACTGGGACTGCACGAAGCTGACAATCTGCTCCTCCGGCTCGCCACCTTGCAGGACATTGATGGGCACCACGGCGGTATCCACGAGTGCCAGAATCTGGCGCTGCTGCTTCCCTGGCGGTGCCTGTGAAATGAGGTTTCCAATGATCTCGCCGCCGTCCAGCGTCTTGGACTCCAACCCGAACTGAATCTCGCCAAAGATGCAGCGGTCGCCGCCCGCGCCACGGTAGGCCGCGTCCAGGAACGCCACGCGCGTCCGCAGGCTGTTGAGCCACATCGGATGCTCCATGGCCCCGCCCTTGCGGCAGAGCTGTGAGGTGAGCACGCGCCGGCTGCCTTGCCCGCGCGGCATCATGCCCTGGTTCATCATCGTGAACTGGAGGCTGTCCCGACCGTACTGCTCAATGTCGCGGTTGATGGCCTCCTGGGTGATGAGCGGGATACCCAGCTTGCCGTCCAGATTGGGCGAGTCGGTGCCCACAAGCTGGATGCAGACGCCATTCGTGCGCCGCGTGGGCCACGTCTTGGTCTTGGGGGTCTGGTCAATGCCTCCATCCCATCCGCCAAGCTCGAAGGATGGCTCGCACAGGATGCCCAGCGCGTCCGTGGTCTCCTTGGGATTACCAAGCCCCACCAGTTTGAAGTCCTCGTTCTTGTCGAGGTTGGAGATGGCCATGAGCACCGCCGGCGGCAGCATCTGCAACTCGTCAAATACGCAGCGGATACGCTTGTTCTTGATGCCGATGAACTCAGAGATGCCCTTGAAGTCGCCGCCGCTCAAGCACGGGACTCCAACAATCCCATTGCGAAAATCACGGCCATCCTTGGCGTCATCTTTACCTTCGGTGACAATCCTCATCCGACCGTCAATGGCGTGGCCCGGAAGGTACGGGTGTCGCAGGCGCGCCAGCCGGTGGTACTTCTTGATTTCACCAAAGATGCGGTCCTGCATACGCTCCTTAGTGGTCGAGCAGACCAGTACGGTGGTGCATTCCGGGAAGCAGTAGTAATCCGCGAGAACGTCAGTAGCCGAACTGCAAGTTTTTCCGGTGCTGGCGGGACCCATCACGCCGATGGTTCGATGGGTCAGATACATCTCCAATTGAAGCTCGTTCCATTTATGCCAGAGCTTCTCAGTGGGCCACAGCAGTTCCTCCAGCCGACGGAAGTGCCAGAGCATTCCATTGCCAATGGCCTGTCCCTGCTTGCCGAGGCAACCCCGGCGAATCATGGAAATCTCGATTTGGACGTTGGTTATGCCCCCCGGCCAACGAAGGCCATACTTTTCTTGTTGAATCGGCACTGTAAGGTTTTAGTTGTTTTTTCCTTACGCGAGCATACAGTAACTCCAGCATGAGTACCATAGGTGATTGTTCTTGCGAATGCGCCACTCCGGCTCCCGTCAACATTCCTGGACCGTCTGGTGGTCCAGGGCAAGCCGCCCTATCCATCACCACTGCGCCGTTCGTGATCGCCACACCAAGTGCCATCACGCTGAACGTGGACAACTGCCAGTGGATGAAGGCGGGAATTTATATTCTCATCAGCGATGGCACCAATGACGCGCTGTGTCAGGTTCAGAACACCCCGGTTTTCCCATTCACCCAAGTCAGTGTGCTTGTGATTCCTCAAGACAGTTCAGCCATTGGCAATACCATTAACACTGGTGCTGTTGTCATCCCAGGTGCGCTTAACGGCAGCAATGGATGGACCACACTGACGCAGGCCCTGACCATACCGAACCTGTCCAGTCCAAACGTAAACATTAACGTAGGAGACGCGAACTGGGCGGCGGCTGGCCAAATCATCATTGTAGCTGACAGCTCTGGAACTGGAAACTTTGGTCACTTTCAGGTCACAAGCGCCGTTGGAACCATGATATCCGCAAACTTCCTGAACCTGATTGGAGACGCTGTTCCAGGAACAGTTCTGCCTATTTCGGCCAAAGTTTCACCGAGTGGAAACGATGGTATCGGTGCGTATGGAACCACCACTGCAAACTTCGTGCTGCCAGCGGCAAATGGCAGTGTGACGGCCACGGTAAAGTCTTCGGCCATGTTTGTCGTGGGAGAGTACGTTCTGGCCAGCGACGGCACCAACATCGGTAATCTCAAGGTCACAGCGGTATCATCGCCAACCACTGTTACAATGACATGGTTGGACCTCACTGGAGATTCAGTAACTGGCACCACCATCCTTTCGGGAGCGAAGATTATTCCAGTTGGCCAGCCGGCAGCAACGGTCAACGCGGTCGTATCCGATGCTGCTGGGTACACCACCACAGGAATTGTAACTGGAGCCAACTTCGGACCCGCCGGCGGTTGGAACATACCAGCCGGAACACTGGTTAATCCGGGCGACTCCATTTCGATTGAGGTCTGGATTCTGTGCGCGGTCAATGCCGGCAATAAAACCTACGTCCTGAACTTTGGAGGGACTCCGATATTCACATTTGGACCCGCCGGAGTGACGGTGAATACGGTCTTCAAAATCGCCGCCACGATTGCGCTCAAGACCATCAGCCCTTACGCCCAGTTGGCTCTGGTCACCAACATCGAGGCTACTGTCACCACGTCAACCCAAGTTTCCACCGCCGTAAACACCAGTGTGGCCACGTCGCTGACCATGACCATCAGCCAGACCGCAGGTACGGACAGCTCGACCCTCCTTTACATCCGAGCCACAGCAACCCCGGTTTAATTTCGATATGGCCGCATCCGAGCCAACGTACATCTACGATGCGGTTCTCTCCTTTGAGGGTGGCGTGGACAGCGGCAAGGCTCCCCTGTTGCTGGCCAAGAACCAGCTCGCCTGGGCCATCAACTGCACGGTGCGCGGTGACTTCGTTACCAACCGATCATCCTATCGGAAAATCAATCTTTCCGGCGCTCCCATTCCAGCCGGATTGTTTCAGGAGGCCGCCTACTATCAGCCTGACACGCTACCAGAGCGTATGTTCGCGGCGATTGGAGGACAGTTCATACAGTTCGTTCCGGACCAGTTTGGCAACGCAGTGGCTTCAAACCTCACTGGAACCACCGGAGGTCAACTGGCCAGCTCACCGCAGGAGTGGATGTGGCAGGCGGAGAACTTCCTCATCTGGAACGATGGAGCAAACCTGCCACTGTTTTACGACGGAGCCATGATTCGACGGTCGCTGGGTAATTCGTACCAGACCTACGCCATCATCCCTAACACCGCCCCGATTGCCGCACCGGCGATTGGCTCCTCCATCGTGCTTCCACTATCAGGACCACCATCCTCCGTCTTCGGACAGACCGTGCTGCTTAACGGCGCGTACTACACCGTGAGCGCATTCAATTCTGGGAGCAGTCTGGCTAATGGTAACGCGCTGCTTACACCGCTATTCGACACTGCTGGGGATGTTCACACGACCGGGTCTCAGATAAATTCCATACCCTCACAGTTGGCGGTTGGCCTTGGGTATGGACAGTTGGACCCAGCTACCATCAGCGTGACAGTGGATTACATCAACAACATCACCCAAGGGATGCTGATTTACCTGCCGGGACAAACCCAGCAGTATGTTGTTGAGCTCATCACCGGAGCTAACTCTTTTTTTATTCGCGCCCCCAATTTCGGCAACATCACCATCGTAAACGCTGTCCCTAATGGAATCATCACCAACGGACAACCCACCCGCAGCACGATTGTGGGGACGCTCTCTGCTCCGTTCACAGCTCCGGCAGTTGGTAGCAACGTCGCGGCCACCCTGGTCAGTAATTACACCGGGACACCCGGTGCTGACGTGTGGATTGGTGGCAGTCACTACATCATCTTCCCAGCCAACACGCCCAATGCGGTCACACTGACCAATGTGGATGATGTCACGGCTGGCAATGTAACCACGGTCACCATCACCGGCTCCGGCACGATCACACTTCCGGCTCTCAAGGGTGAGCTGGCAACCACCACCAACGGCTCCGAGTTGATTCCCGTGCAGTCCACAGCCAACCTGATTGTGGGCCAGCAGATTCGGATAAGCGACGGCACGCATGTGGGCACGTTCTCGATTGCCGCCATTGTGGACTCGGCCACATTGCAACTGACCTGGCAGCAGGCCGTCGGGGACTCGGTGACGGGAACGGTCATCGCTGCTGCCTCTCCGATTGTGTTCACCGGGCTTATCAATGGCCTGACCATCCAGTCGTTGCCAGAGTTGCCGGCGGGGCGCATGGGCACCTACGGACTGGGAAGGATTTGGCAATCCGGCACTGATGGCATCACCTACATGGGCGGAGACATCGTGGGTTACAGCTCTGGAAGCGCGGCGTACAATTTCCGTGACGCAGTGCTCAAGATGACCGCCAACAACACTCTGCTCACCGGATTCTTCCGGGTGCCGGGCGGGGCGGGACAGATCACGGGCATGATTTTCCCAGCCCAACTGGACACCAGCCTGGGCCAGGGGGCGCTCCAGATTTTCAGCCAGCGAGACATCTTCTCCTGTAACGCTCCCATTGACGCGACTGCCTGGCAAACCACCACCAACCCGCTGGTCACTGAATCCCTGAAGGGTGAAGGCGCGGGCAGTCACTGGTCCATCGTGCTGTCCAACGCGGACATCTTCTTCCGCTCTTCAGATGCCCAGATTCGCTCACTGCTGCTGGCCCGGCTCGACTTCAACAAGTGGGGCGACACACCCATCAGCTACGAGGTCAGCCGCACCATTAACAACGAGAACTTGAGCCTGGTTAATTTCATGAGCGGCGCGGTGTTCGACAACCGGATGCTGGAAAGCGCCACGCCAACGCAGGGCACGCTCGGGGTGTACCACAAGGAAATCATCGCGCTAAACTTCGACACCATCAGCTCCATCGCCCAGAAGTCGCCGGCGGTTTATGACGGAGTGTGGCACGGCCTCAACACGCTCAAGCTGGTCACCGGGTTCTTCTCCGGGGTGCAGCGCACGTTCGCCTTCTGCCTGAACACCACCAGCAGCCAGATTGAGCTGTGGGAAATCATGACCACGGCCAATTCGACCGGGTACGATAACGGCACCACGCCCATCACAATGCAGTTTGAGACGCCTATTTTCTTTGACAGCGTGAAGGGCAAAAGCCCGTTCGACCTGTGCCGGCTGACTGACGGTGAGATGTACGCCGATTCCATGCAGGGCATCGTAAACTTCAAGGTGGAGTACCGGCCTGACTACGACCAGAACTGGCACTTGTGGAATTCATGGTCGATCAATGCAGGCGCAACGCCCACCTACCGCACGCGCATGGGATTTGGAATTCCCGCCGTGGATGGCAACACCGCCATGCAGCGGCCATCGAAGGATGCGTACTTTTTCCAGTTGCGGGTCACCATCTCTGGACCATGCGTGGTGCGCGGAATCCGGCTTAAAGCCAGCATCCTGCCGTCGCCCGACATCGCGCCACTGATTCAGGTGCCCGCCAGCCCGGTTCCAGTCACCCCGTAAAACAAGTTGAAATAATAGCCAAAGGGCATAACCTTGCTGTTGATATGCCGCTGCTCACGCTTGGTGAATGTAAAAGCTCACTGCCGATAACGACGGTGATTGGAGCATCGACGAGTTCTCCTGATTTTGTTTCCCGAGTAAATGGAGCCGTCCGCCAGCTCATGCGGCGCGGAAGCTGGTGGGGCACGGTCCAGCCCATCGCCGGCTGCATCTACGACGGCTGCCTGGTCTGGCCGCGCGCCGTGTCCGCCGTGCTGGCGATGAATGTGAACCACCGTCCGTTGACGCTGGCCAACCGCTGGTTCCAGTTCATGCCGTGGGACGGGATGGCTCAGAACCTCTACCGCAACTTCAAACACAAACTTCATCCATGGGTCTCCGATGCCGACGGCTCACTTCCGGTGTACCGGCAAATCCCCGGCGGGATGGCTCTTTGGATTCGGTTCTACGTTGATAACTTGGCCGACATTGGGAAGACTATCACAGTTTACGGACTGGACGAGAACAACCAGAACGTGCGAACCCGATGGCCTGACGGAACCACCCGTGACGGCGTGGTGATTTCCATTGGCAGTAACATTCAAGGCACGCTGACGCCGTACAGTCAGACGCCATTCGCTTTTCAAAAAGTGACCCGCATCCTGAAGGATGTCACACTAGGCAACGTGCGGATGTACATGCTGGACTCCAATGGGATTCAGTCGGACATGGCCGTGTACCAGCCCCAGGAGACCAGCCCGGATTATCCGCGCAGCCGCATTCGTGGATTCAGACAGGGAGCGTGCGGGTTGCAGCAGGTTGAGGCGTTGGTGAAGCTGTCATTCATCCCGGTGGTCAATGACAGCGACGTGGTGCTCATCGAGAACATCGACGCGCTGGCCGACATGATTCAGTCCAAGATTTACGCTGAGGCGGGCAACACCGCTCAGGCCATGGCGTTCGAGCAGATGGCCTTCCGGGAACTCAACTACCAAATGCGCGAGCGGTTCCCGGACGAACAGTTCATTGTCAACTTCCGGCCATTCGGCAATGACGCCTTGAGTGGTGGTCGTGTAAACATTGGAATGATTTGAAACCCTCAACCAACTAAAATTTGTGTCATCCCTCTTTGGCTCAAGACCCAACTACGCGCAGGTTCAATCGCCCTACCAGGAAGTGGCTGGCGTGTACAAGGGGCTGCCACAGCTCACGCAGGGCGCGGGCAATTACACGGGTCAGTTGCTTTCAGGTGTGCTACCGTCTGATGTCTCTGAGGGAGTCAAAAACGAGAGCGCTGCATGGGGCCTGACCAGCGGTGCCGGCAATGCAGAAGGCGGCAACAGCCTCACCGGCAATTTCAGCCTGAAGGATTTGGGATTAACCTCACTTCAGGAGCAGCAGCAGGGATTTGGTGACTATCTCAATTTCCTGAGTGGAGTTGGGGCGCAGCAAATGACCCCTGAAGACCAGATAACGATTGCCGAAGGGGAGGCCCAGCCCAATCCAAACGCAACTGGGTACGCAAACCTCGCCGGAAACGTACTGGGCGCAATTCTTTGATTTATGCCCTATACCGTGCAGCCATTCAACCTCGCCAGTGCCTTTGGCGCGGGCCAGGAAATCAAGCAGCGCCGCCAGCAGATGGCGGAGGCGGAGTCCCGGCTGGCCACAGAGAAGCAGCATATCGAGGTGGCCGACCAGATTGAGAAGCAGCGCCAGCAGATCGCCGCGCAGACGGCTGCCCGCCAGTTCTCCGCTCGCAACCGGGTACAGGCCAAGATTCAGGCTGGCATGGACCCCGGAAAAGCGTATTTGTCGGAGCCTGATTTGTTTCCCACAGCGACCGGACTTGGGCCGTTTGCCACTTCGGTTGAAAAGGCGAACACACCAGTGCCACCACCTGCCCCGCTGTACGATTCCAAAGGTAACATCATCGGTTACAGCGGAGCACACACGCATTTCATTCCTGCGCCAAGACAGGCCGCCGCCCCGAGACCGTCTCCAGAGGATTATAGCACTGTGACTTCAAAATACCCAGCGGTCCCTGGAGTACCCGCACAAGCGGCAGTCCCGCCGTCGGGACATTTGTGGTGGGCACAGCCCGGATCACCAGCGCAGGCGGCCATCCCCGGACAGCCCGAGCGCACCGTGACCCAGCGCATCCCCATCGCACCACAGGGTGGCGACCAAACCAACCAGGACGAGGATGAATACACCTACCCCGCGCCGCCGGGAGCCACCAACGCGATGCCTGATAAATCTTTCAAGGTTGGCAGCTTTACGGTAACACCAATCCAGTAATGCCCGCTTTTGAAGTCACTGCACCAGATGGGAAAAAGTTCAGAATCGAGGGCGACCATGGTCCCAACGAAGCTGAGTTGCAGGACATTTATTCCAACCTGACCAAGAGTGCGGGGGCACCCGCGCCATCAACTCCCGCTCCACCAGCAGCACCACAAGCTGCCGTTCCCGCTCCACCAGCTCATGATGTTCCAGATGAGGCAAAACTGAGTGAGTGGCATCCGTCGCTCTGGAGCCGGTTCAGAAACAGCAGTATTGGACACAAAATCCTCGGCCCAACTCCAGAGGAACAGAGTCTGATTCAATCCGGTCAGGGTGGGCTGGCTGGACCGCCCGGTGGCAATGCCGGAATCCTTCCGATTCTTTCACAGACACCTATCGGTCCCGGAGCGGAGTCGAAACTCGGAAAGGCCATCCTTGGCTACTACATCGCCGCCTACGCCAAGAGCCAGCCGCAGCGCGTGAAGCAGATTTACCACGACCTGAAGACGGGCAATACGCGCGGCGCATACGGTGGAATGATTGAGGATTTTCTCGGCGCGGGCATGACCGCCGGTGCCGCTCACGGTTTGATTTCATCGTTCCGAACACCAGCAACCAAAGGAGGTCCAAATGCCAGCAGTCAGCAAAAAGCAGCAGCGGTTCATGGCGATGTGCAGCCACAATCCGGGCCGGGCCCAAGGGAAGTGCCCGCCGAAGAAGGTGGCGGAGGAGTTCAGTCACAAGCCGAAGCGTTCCTGGACCAAAAAACACAAGTATCTGTAAACCCGTACCGCCTTGAGCGGACCGAGGATGGCAAGTACGTCATCACCAATCCAGCCGGCGAGGTTGAGGGCCAGCCCCATGACACCATCGTGGACGCCAAGGTGGCCCTCGACAAGCTCACCAGCCGCGCCGGAAAAGGTCAAAAAACGGCAACTGAGCCCGGCTCAATCACCGACGAGCCGATAGAAACTCCTGAAATGTACGCTGCGAGAGGCACCTACATTGACAGTGAGGACATGGTAAAGGCGTATCCACACCTGACCAGACCGGAGGCGGCAGCGATAATCGCAAAGGTGCGCGGTGTTAAGAATGTTGCTGGAGCGGACTTACAGAAGGGTGCGGTCAAATCCATCACCGAGGACAGCGTTGAGCAGCTACCGGCGGATGAGCAGGTGAAGCTCAAGCACGGCGATGGTATCAAGTATGGCCTCACTCAAGGCGCAGGCGATGTGGAGCGGCTGCAACAGAAGTACAACAAGGCCAGCGAGGAGATGAAGGCAGCTGCCGCAAAGGGAGACCAGGCGGCAATGCATGCCGCTTTTGGAAAACTGAACTTCTACGGTGGCGCGCTCATGGGTGCCACCCGTGGGACGCATCCGATTTCCGGCACTAACTACTCGCGGTATGTGGCCGAACATGGAGAGCCAGAGGCAGAACCTGGCGGTGTTGAATCCGAGCTGCCAGACGAACAACAGCAACTGTTCGATCACGAACGAAAGTCGGTGGACGTGCCGGTGGACATGCGCGAGCTGACCCCTGAAGAGGAAGAGGCGGCAGCAGGCAATCCATTCCTTCGTAATCTGCTCGGCAACGTCGCCACCATTGACCGTAAGAACGGCAAAATCGTCATCAACTTCAAGGAGTTCAAGGCGTGGCTGGACAACATCCCGAAGCATCAACAGCAACTGGCTATCCGGTCGGTGCTCAGTGAGGAGCGCATCCATCTGGCGGTGGATGATGCCTCCGCCAAGGCGTTCTACGATTCACAGACCGGGCTGGAGCAGGCCATTGGTAAGCGGCGGTATTTCGGACCAATTAGGAATGCGGAAGACCAAGCTGCATTCGACAAGATGACGGATACACAATGGGGCCACGAGGCGCTCCGGTTCCGGTTACAACAGCTCACCCGCATGACGCCGCGCGAGATTGCAGAGGCGACGGGCCGCGAGAAGTGGACAGTCAAATCGCTCACCGCATTGGAATCCGTAATCCGTGGAATCCGGCAGAAGCTGGGCACCAAGGCTAGCGCCGAGGCCAATGCTATCCTCGACAAGATGGAAGCCAATCTCCGCATCGGTCACATCGCCCGCAGTGGGGCATCGCCAGCGGCCATCCAGAAGTCAGTGGAGCAGGTCAGCGAGGACGAGGCCGACAAGATTGAAAAGCAGGCTCAAATGTACGCCGAGTCCGGCGATGCCCAGTCGGCCAATGAGCTGATGCAGATGGCCAAGAATCTGCGCCAGTCGGCTCAGGAACAGTCTTTCCCGGCGGCCCGGCCCAAGAAGCGCACCGAATCGCTCTGGCAGGAGAAGTTCATCCTGCCGGGCATGGACACGCAGCGCGCGGCGGGCGGAACACTTGCGGTGCCTCCGGGCGGCGGCGAGACCCAGCCTGTGGCACCGACTGAGAGAGCCTCTGCGGAGGCGTCAGGCGCGCTGCCACGGCTCACAGGAGCTGCCTTGGAGGCTCGAGGCACCACATGGGTGCAGAAGGGCATTTCAGACGCTCTGGGGGCCATTGCGGAGGGAAAAACAGCTCCCCTGCCGACGTTCAAGGACTTTGCTGACTTCATGAAGCGGCAGCAATCTGAAGTTAAGCCCGGCCAGCTACATGAAATGTGGGCAAAAGCGGTGGGTGATTCTCTGGAAAAGGCTCCCGGTGAAGTCCTTGCAGGTTTGGTGAAGGCGACATGGGGTCGGCAGACGACGGAAGCGTCGTCGGTGGGCAAGAAATCCTTCTTTCGTGGCGTCATTTCCGGTGCCCAGAAGATTGTGGACAACCCGCCGCCGGGCGGGTTCAATCTGGAGTATGTGCCCGACCGGACAGCCGCCGAGCTGCATCAGGATGAGCGGCGATCAGCAGGCTTGATACGCCAGCGCGAGCGCGTGATTGGCGCGCTGTACAACAAGCTGGTGCGGCCAACGATGCCAGACATCCGGCTGGACGCAAAAACCACAACACCTGACGACCTGCGGTACGGTGGTGGCAAGCTGATTTCAGCGGTGCAGGACTTCGACCAGAGCGCCGAGCACAATGTGGAGCTGCTGGGGCGTGACCTTGTGGATGAAGCGCGGCGGTCATCGCGCGACCCGGTTACGGCCACCAAGCGGCTGACGGCCATTATGGACCGCAAGAGTGGCGAGGTGTACCTCGTGGGCACCTACAAACACCCCACGCGCGGCACAGTGCTCGTTGACCCGCTCTCGCCACAGAACCAGCACACGCCACTGGAGTCCATGCTCAAGCGGTATCGCGTCATCCAGTCAGTGCTGCGTGACCATCCCGTGCAAGGGTTCAAGGAACATTTCAAATCAATCACCGATTACAATGAGGCATTTGGCAATGAGGCAAAATCCCGTTACAACCAAGAGACCAGCTACGACCCAGCCACTGTTCCCGAAGCTCAGTTCATGGAGGAAGCTGGCGGTCGAATCGAGCGCGGTTCGGGAGGTTCCTTCCAAGGGCCACACAAAGAGCTGGTCCAGGAGAGCGGAGAAGGTTCTTTGGAAAAGAGCGGTCGGACGGCGATGACTGAGCCCGAGGCGCAGGCGATGATTGACCATGTGTTCAACGAGCGCGGCACGATTGATTCCGCCGACGATGTGCGCGAGGCGATGCTGGCGCTCAAGGATTCACCCAACCGGCAGGCGCTGTCCGGGTTCACCAAGCTGGCGCGCGGAATTCAGGCGAAGAATCCGGACATGTCCGCTGATGAGCTGCTGCGCGCAGTCGCCCAACGAGTTTATGAAAACCACACCCAAGCAAAAAGCCTCGAAGAGTTCACTCGAACAACGCTGGCGGACAGCGGTGCCAAGGCTGGCGAAGCTGCTGAAACTGAAGCCCCCTCGAAAACCAGCCGCGAGCTAACGATGCTCAACCGGCTGCCGCCCACAGCCACCCGTGGTCAGGTGCTGCCACCGGGAGAACAGCCGCCCACTGAGGGATTCGCGCCGGGAACTGAACCTCAAATCCTGACACCAGAGGAGCGGGAATACATTCGCACCCGCGATTGGGGCGAGGCTTCCACACCCGGTGGCGCAAGAGGGTTGGTGAACCGCCTTCGTGGAGAATCAGTAAGCGGCAGACGGTTCAATCCCCGCCCGCCTCAGCCGCCTCCGCAAAAGGGTCAGGTTCATTATTTCCCATCAGAGGGCGAGTGGACGCCCGGCGCGCGGCGCAAGCCCACGCCTGCCGAGCAGTACCGCGCCCAAGCCCGCAAGCTGAGTGACGACCTGTTCCGGCTCAACACTCAGTCACAGGCCGACGTGGAGGATGCCTTCCCGGAAATTGCCAAAATCCGGAAGGAGTACGACGAGCTGCCGCCGTCCGCTCCGGAGAACGTCTTCCGCAAGATTGAGGATGAGGTGGTGACCGGCCATTCGGACGTGAAGCTCACGCCGAACGAGCAGTCGCTGTTCGACCGGGCCGCCGCCATCCATGCCGAGAACGAGGAGATGTGGCAGCACCTCAAAGACCTGGAGATTCCAGTGTCTGAGAAGACCATTTTCCCACGCATGGCGCAGGACGTGAACAGCATCTTTGCGCGCGTGGTGCGCGGCGTGAAGCGTTCCATCACCGAGGGCACGATCCTCTCCAAGTCGGCGTGGTTCACCAAGCATCGCGTCATCAAGGCTATTGTGGACAGCGCGGGCAACCGGCGCATTGCCGCCATCGTGGCCGGCGAGAAAGGCGGCAAGCTCATCGCCTACGACCAAGGCAAGGGCACCGACATGGGGCCGTTCGCATGGAGTGACATCGTGAAGCGGCAGGAGCTGCTCGATAAGGAGCTGGAACCCATTCTGAAGGAAGCGGACGAGCTCACCAATGAGCGGAACATTCTGGAGCGCAGCGAAGCCCGAGCGGCGGTGTCCAAGCGGCGCATCGCCAACATCAACAAGCGGCTGGGTGAGCTGTGGCACGAGAAGCAGGGCATTGAGGAAAACTATCCGCTGGACGACCTTGAAAACCGCGTGTGGGCTGACAGCAATGGCAAGCAGTGGCGCCTGACCGACGCGACCACGACCGAGATCGAGCACAACATGGACGTGCGGTATTACAAGGAACCGTTCTCCGTCCTGACCGCTCAGAATTTGAAGCTCAAGCAGATGCTGCGCTCCGCTGAATGGCTGGAGCAATTCAAGACCTCGCCGCAGTTCTCGCAGATTGCCCGGCGCTGGGATGAGCGGAACATTCCGCCGGGCTGGAAGCGCACCGAGTTGCCGCAGCTCCGCAACTTCGTGTTCGAGCCGCGCGTGGCCGATGTGCTAAACCAGTTCCATGAGCGCAGCAAGGGTCAGACGCCGAACATCCTTACAGCCACCAACCGGCTGCTGATGAACGCCGTTTTCTTCGACAATCCGTTCCTGCACAGCCCGAATCTGGCCGGCTGGTGGATGACCTCGCGCGGGGCGTGGGCGTGGATGAACCCAATGGCGTATCCGGGGCTGATGAAGACGGGCTTGCGCGCGTTCCATGATGTGGTGGAGAAGTCGCCGGAGTACGTCAACTACCTGCGGGCGGGCACGCCGTTGCAGAACACGCGGGCGCGGCAGTTCACGGAGAATATCACCAAGCTGCTGCACGACCAGTTGGCTGAAGACCCCTCGCTGGCCAAGCGCATCAGCAACTTTCTGGGGTACGCCAATCCCATCAAGTTGTCGCAGACCCTGGGCCACGCCGCCACGAGCGGACTGCACGACATCCTGACCCTGCAACTCATTTACGAGGCGCAGGCGCGCGACCCGAAACTCAAGCCGCACGAGGCGATTCAAAAGGTGTCAGCTATCATGCCCGACTACCGGGTGCCGGCGCGAGTGCTGGGCTCCAGTTGGATTTCCAAGATTGTCACCAAACCCAACGCCGTGTGGTTCGGTGCGTACCATTACTCGGAGGGCAAGGCGTTCATGAACATGGCGAAAGGTTTGGTTGGTAGGGGAGACCTGTCGCGCGCAGAGGCTCTGGACAAGATTGCCGCCACTGCGCTCTTGATGGCGGTGGCGTACCCGCTCATGGATGACCTGCTAAAGAAGGTGACTGGGCGCAAGGACCTCATGTTCCGGCGCGCGGGACCATCCACGATGCCCACCGCCGTCATGGATGTGATGAGCGGGAAGCGCACGCCGGAGCAAGTGGCCCCGAGCTTTGTTTCGCCAGCCGCCGCGACCGTGGCGGGCATCAGTCTGTTCTTCAACAAGAACCTGATGTTCGGTGGGCGCGGGTTGCCCATTTACAACTGGCGTCAGGGGGCGGGTGAGTCCGCCAAGCGCGTGGCCGGGTTCGCCGCGCAGTCGCTCAATCCAGTGCAGCTCTACCGGGACATCGGCAGTGGCCGTTACAACTGGGACCAGATATTTGAGAACCTCGCTGGCATCCGTAAGGATTACAGCACTGAGTCGGGCGCTCAGGTGTATGGCTGGGCGTATGACTGGGCTAAGCGCACGAACAATCAGCGTCTGCTCAACCAATTCGAGCAGCGTTCCAATGAGGTGTTTGCGCCATCGAAGTACGAGAAGTTGAAGAACGAGCTGGGTGAAGACAGCAAGAACAAGGCGCTGGTGGAGATTCGCCGGCTGTTGCAGTCGGGCACCACGCAGGAAGAGATGGAGCGCGAGTTGCGTCCGTCCGCGCATCCACTGTCTGGCTTGAAGGAAACCGAAGAGCCGTTCGTGCAGTCTCTCAGCCCAAGCCAGCGGCAGACCTACGAGGCGGTCATGGCGCGGCGTGAGAAGGTGTACCGAAACTTTTTGGAGTGGACGCAGTAGTGACGTTGCGCCAGACGAACCCTTTTACCATATCTTCGAGCATCTCACTCGTACCTCCGAAAGATGTAAACTCCCTGACATCCTTGCAGGGCAGCGTCATCACACAGCACGGTATCTGCGCGTGACGCACTAGCTGCTCTGCGCCTTCAAGGCCGGGCTTGTCATTGTCAGCGATGATTACAGCGCGGCGGATGTGCAGCCGGTCGAACAGGGTCTTGAGGTGGTACAGACCACCTGAGCAGGATGGCCTGCCGACGGCGTACAAGCCGATGGAGCGCGCGGCTGCTGTGTCGGTGGCACCTTCGACTATCCATGCTATATCCTCTGACTTGCAGTACGGAAGGAATATACCGGCGCGCGAGCCGCGCACAGACCACTTTTTACCGTCGTTGGCTCGGAGGCGGATTCCGATGATTTTACCAAATCCATCCCTCATTGGAAATGCGGTGGCGTGGTATTCTTTGGCCCGGCACACGCCCATCTCCAGCAGTGCTGATGCCTTTACTCCGAGGTTTTGTGCCAGCGAGGAAATATAGGCAGCGCTGGTTTCTTTAATCCACCCCTTCACCATCCCCTCCGCATCAATCTCAACCTTCGGCTGCTCACGTTTTACTGGGACTGGTGTGCTGTGACCGTTCAGCTTGTGGATGTAGCCAACCTCGCCTGACTTGAACGTCTTGGGGCGCTCACTGACTGAACGCATACATATTACTGTGCCGCCATCACTGGAGAGCAGACACCATGTGTCGTGGCCACACTGAGGGCAACGGTTCTGCCGCGTGACTCGAATCCATTCGCTCATAAATTAACAGCCCATCTTGTGACCAGCCGCTTTCTTAGGTTCCGCGCCAACCAATCCATCCCGTGCGGTTGTGAGGCGCGGCCAAAAGTCTCGGCGATGATCTGGTTCAGCCGCCGGCCCTGGCGCAGCTTGATCTCAAACCCGCAACCTGAAACATGGTCGGTCACATGGATGGTTTTGAGTAGCAAGCCGGGTTCAGGACGGGGAATGTAATCAGGTGGGTTCTCTGTGCGCTTGCGTGCCTTAGCAGCATGAGCAAGCATCGAAGTACGATGGTCCCACGCCTTGAACTGTTTACGGCGACTTAATCTCATGAGATTTAGATAATGCGTTGTTGGGCAGCCGGGCGGCGCGTTTGGATTTCTTCGGGCGACCACCGAGTTTTGCGTTCCGGCGCGCAGCGGCGGTTTTGGCTTTCGACTTCGCCAGACCGCCGAGGCGTCCGAGAGATTGAGCAGCGGGGTTCATACAAATTCGGCGCAGTAGCGACCGATGATCTTGTCCCAAGTTTGCTCCTGCATCTTTACCGTGTATCGGTTCGTGAAGGTGTCCCACTTCGCGGCGAGTTCTTTCGCTGCGTCCAGCGCGGTGCGGCAGGTGTTGATCCGGGCGGCGAGCGCATTGGCTTCGCGGGTGGCTTCGGCCTTGGTGCATCCGAGCGCGCCGATTGAGCCGACATTCAGGGCGTCAGATTTGCGGAACTTGAAGTCCACGCTGATGAAGTAGCGGTGCGGCGTGTGGGCATATCCGGCGTCCAGTGCTTCATGGACGCGCACGACCATTGCGCCGGGGACGATGCCCACTGTCTTGAATCCGCTGACCGCCTGTTGGATGTCGTTTGTTGTCATACTTAGAGATTAAACCCAAGCGGTTAGGTTTGCAAGATTTATTTTCATTTATTTTCAGACCGGCCCGCCCAACAAGCGCACGGAGCCAACGCCTATTGGCGTCGTCAGTCCGCTTTCGCGGGCGGGAGTCGTTGGTGCGGCGTGGCTCATGCGCGGTCGTTAAGCGGCTTCAGTTATGATTCCGATTACCTTTGGTTCGCCGATGATTGTCACGCGGCCATGCTCGCCGGGCTTTAATGCCGCGATGAGCGTTCCGCGCGCCGATTCCGCAGCCTGTTTGTAAAGCTGCCCGATGGAGCATTCCCCACCCCATGATGATGCTTCAACCTCGACGGTGAGTTGCACTCTTGCTTTTGCGTGGACTGCTAGTTGTTGTTTTTCCATATTTTTTTTAGTTGCTATTCGCTCGCTTAACAAGACATCGGAGCTAACCGGCGGTGTCCTTTGCGGTCGGATATTTGTTTCAGTGTTCACAGTTATTTTTATTCGCGCCGGTTAGCTCGATTTTTCGTTAGGCGACTTCGGTTCTTGGTTTTCGGTCGCCAATTCATCCATTAACGCCTCATTCAGCGCCGCCGCGTCTCTGGCGATACATTGCGCCGATGACACCATGCCTTTGTCCTCGCACAGTTCTTGCGCGACCGCAGACATTTGGTGCATCCAGTTTTTGAGCGCGTCGAGTGTTTTTTCAGAAAGCCGCACTACCTCGAATTGCAGTTTCGGTTTCGCCGGCATCATGCTGCCGTGTTCCAGTGCGTTTTGGTCTAGTTCGTCCATAAGTCGTCGCCTAACAATGCGCTGCTGCCAATGAGCACTGTCCCCACAGCTTGGCAACGTCGCTTTTAATCTGGTTGGTTGGTTTCATTTTTCTGCTCCCTGCCCAGTGCTCAAGGCAGAGCTAATCGTCCGGCGGAATTTTTATCCAGTCACATTCGAGCATCAGCCCGTAAGAGCCGGTCAGCATCTTTCCGCAGCGGATACATGGACATTCCACGCCAGTTGGTGTTCTGCGGAGTTCGTTCAGGTGGCATCCATGCCGACAGAGTTTCTGACGTATCCACCGAACAAGACGCTGATGCAGACCACCGGCGGGCGTCTCCCGTGAATCGGTAACGTCCCTTGCGCTCGTGAGTTGGTCGGTCGGTGGCTGCATAGCTATTCGTTACTCCCCGCTCCTTGGAGCCGGGTAGCCAGCCACACGGTTGCTGATTTCCTGAACCTTACCAACCACAGCGCGTGCCGCGACCAGAATCTGATGCGCTTCATTAACTGGAACGTCATCACCGTCATCGAGTGTCTCCAGCCATTGAAGCCTATCCTTTACGTGTCGATTGGATTCCAGTGCCTCAACGGCAAGGTCGTGTATTTCGTTGGTGACTTTCATAATTGTTCAATCGTGAGTAGCGCCCCCTCCTGTCCCGGCAGCACTTTCTCCGCCCGGATTCGTAACTCGGCAATAACTTTCCAGTTGTCGTCGGGCGGCAATGAGGCAATCAACGAGGACAGCTGTTGCATTGTCAATGTCACGCGCCCGCTCGTCGGAGATGCGGAGAGTAACTGACACACGAAACTGTTTACGCATTCCTTTTTCCACTGGCGGTTGTTTTTGTTGACGACGGCGTACATGCTGTTTTTCAGGGCTGGCACATGCCCCAGTCCCTTGACCTCCAAAATAATGGGGGTTGAGTTTTCGGGTATCATTGCTGGCATTTGGAAACTCCGGTTTCATCGGTGCAACACCACGCCTTCATCAGTGCCACAGAACGCCATTGGCTTGGTGGCGAAATCTGCCAGAGCTTCCTTGAGCGCGGGCAGCCGGTTGTGCTCAATCAGGAACGCGCTCCGGCGACAGGCGTTGGCCTTTTTCTTCTCGAAGTTGCCTTGGTCGCGGAAGTATTCCTGCTCGCCGCTGGTGTTCGCCGGGTTGTTGGCCTTGTCGTAAAGCTCGCGCATCCTGACTTCGATGGCCTCGGCTTTCTTGAGGTGGGCCTTCATCTTGCGCTTGTATGTGATGATTTCCGCCTCGATCTCGAAGCGTTTACTGAATCGTTTTTGTGTCATAAAGTTTGTGGTTGTGGCCGTTTCCAGCCGTTCGCTTTCAAATCAGTGATGAGCCGAGATGCTTCCTCGCGCTTCATGGTCTTGGTCTCGTAGCCGTGCCTTTTTAGAAGCGCCGCTTGCTTCAATGAGCACAGGCCATCGCCCCAGCGATGGAAAAGTTGGGCGATGATTTGCTTGCCCTGTCCGAATGTCAGTTCGTCAGGATTTAGCCCCTGCTTGGCCAGTAGGTTTCTCTGTTTCTCGCTCAATGTCCGGCCAGCGTCCCAGCCGCGCTCGCGTTGCGGTGTGATGTCCAGCGCGTCAAACGGATTGATGCGGCTGCTCGTATAGGTTACGCGTGCGACGACCTTACGCTTCCGGTCTTCGGCAATCTTGCGCCGGCGCTCTTCCTCCTTGCGGAGATTGTCTTCCTCCTCGGCGATTACATCCACCATGCGGAGACTGCCTTGGGTTTCCTGAACCCGCTTTACGGCGCGCTCCAGAACCTCATCGCTGACGTTTCCACCGAGTATGTCCGCAGTCGACATTAACTTGTGCTTGCCGCTGTTCCCGACGAAATCGACTATCAGGCACGAACGCTTGGCACTGGCGGCAATCGCGGCCTTGCGGGCATCCGCATCAATCAGGTCGTCCACAACACCGGGCAGTGGCCTCATTGATCGACCGCAACACTGAGCATACAAGCTCCGGCTCTTGGTGGGCCGGGCCATCACAATCACTTCCACTCCGGGGTCGTCAAATCCCTCAGACAGGCAGTTGCAGTTGCAGACCACCTGAATGTGTCCGTCCTTGAACTGCGTAAGCAGGTCGCGACGCTTCTCCTTGTCAGTGGTTCCGCACACCCAGTCGGCCATACCTTCGCGGTGGCGGTTGAAGATGCTGCACACCATTTCCGCCTGCTTGACCGATGAGGTGAAAACAATCGCTCGCTTTGTGCCGATGATTTGGATGGACGCGCCGGCCACGCCTTGCATGTTCTTTTCCATCTCCATCACCGCCGCCAGCTCGGCCCCATTCAAGTCACCGCAGGTCGTCTTGATGTGCGAGAAATCCAATCCATCAATCGAAACCATCTGCTGGTCGATGGGAACCAACCAGCCGTCGCTGATGGCATCCAGTATCTCGTAGTCGAATGCGACTGACTCGAAGATTTGGCCCAACGCCTGCTCATCCGTGCGGTCGGGCGTGGCGGTGCAGCCGAAGATTTTCAGGTCAGGATTGCCTTCCAGAAAATGCTTGATGACATGCCGGTAACTGGGAGCCGTGGCCCGGTGGGCTTCGTCTATAACAATGCACCCGAAGTCCATGGGGTCGAATCTGCGAACCCTCTTTTTCTCAAGCTCTCCGGAGATGAGTGTTTGGATAGAAGCAACCACAACTGGTTGGCGGAAGAATCCGTTGGTGGAGGCTGCCAGTTCCGCTTTTTCGATGTCGCACTCCAGCCCGGCGACACGATGAATCTTCTCTCGGGCCTGAAACAGCAGCTCCTCACGGTGGGCTATGACCATCGTTCGCTTGGGCATCATCTTGGAAATAATGCCAGAGAACACGACGGTCTTGCCTGTGCCCGTCGGCATCACGACCAGCGTGGAGCGTTTGTCTTTCCACTCCTCGAACGTCTGGTCGATGGCCTTCTGCTGATATGCGCGCTGCGAAATCATTTCTTCTGCGCGGCCCTTTCACGCACACGTTTGAATTCCGGAGGCAGTACGTCGAACTTGAGCTTGCTTATCACGCCACGGCCTTTGCAGGTCATGCACTTTTCGGGTAGCTGGCCTTGGCAGTAGGGACACACTGCGAATGGCATCGCGTGCGTGAACGTGGTGTAAATCATCTTCAGGTCGGACAGCGCGGTCGGCCTGATTTCCGCTTGGTAGAGCTTGTCGCCCTCTTTTAACGCCCGCTCCAAGTTGGAGGAGATGCGGCTGATGGTGGTGAGGATGTCCTGAATCTCTTGCCGACGATTCCAATAAACAAGAGCCTTCGGTGGCACCTTGTAGCCAGTCTGGTCGAGCACGACAGGTTCCTTATCAGGAACGGCAGGGGTGCCTGCGGACGGAACTGAACTTTTAACTTTAACGTCATTAATTGGTGTTTCTTGTGCCTCAGGGTTCGTTTTCCGAACCCTGCCGGTCTTTTTTGAGTCGTACCGTTTTCCATCTGCGCCGGTTCTTTTGTCAGTCTGTGGAATCAAGTTGTCGGCTTCAAGCTCTTTCCTAACCTCTCTTACAAGGTCGTCACCAACAGCGGACAGTTCTGCAATCTGCACATTTGACAACTCCCGGAATGAAGAGAGAGCCGCAATCACTCCAGCTCGCTTGTCGGCATTGGAGCGTCGAAGGCCATGGCTCAGATTCGCCTTGAGCGCGAATTGTAGGCAGTCCTGATAGGTGCCTTGGAAAACATCAAACGTCGCGCTGGTTGTTCCAGCAGTGAGCATGGCAGTAATCCGGTGGAGCCCATCAGCTATCAGGAAGTGACCTTGCTCAACCTCAAACAGCACAGCCCTCGGCATGCTCACCTTGCGTTTGTAGGCCGCGCAGTATTCCGATGCGACCTCTTCATGCAATTCTCCCCTGACCTTTGGGGAACCATTGATGTCGATTTTTGACGGCGACAGGACTTTTAGATTTGGTTTCATAGGTTTGAATCGTTCATTCCCTCATAGACATCCGCCGCTTGGTGGATGGCTGTGGCTACGATTTGGTTGTCAGACAGCCTCATCGGTGGCTTTACCCGCATGTAGGTGTTGAGTGCGGCTTGAAGTCTTTGAAAGGTGTCCTTGGGCACCCTGACCGTGAACCGTTTTATGTTTTTCCCAGTTCTTGGAACGGTATCAATAGTGATGCGTTTTGGCATAGTGATGATTGTTTACCCGAAACGCACCACCATGTCAACCTTTATTCTTCTTCAGCGACGGATCGTCCTGCGCGACCTCCACGTTCTCGCCGACGATGGCTTTTATTTCATCATCCAGTTTCTTGCCCTTGAGTTTGGTGACTTCAGCCACGGCCTCCTTGAATTTGGTGTTGCCGACGTTGAGGCAGGCCATGAACTGTTCGATGGTGCCGCCCTTGGTGGCGAACACGTCGAAGATGGCCTGTGGGTTGAGGTATTTCGTGCGGTTCTTGCCCGGTGCGAATCCCCAGCCGGGTATGGCTTCAGGGTGCTCCTTGAGCAGCTTCTTCAGCTCGTCCTTGCACTCCTCCAGCCATTTCTGGGCGACGGGCAGGCGGTCAAGGAACATGGCGCGCATCTGTGGCGACCACATGGCCACTGGGTTCTCGTTCAGCGCGGCGACCATCTGGTCATCCACAATCACCATGCGACCGGCGAACAACTGGTACTCCTTGCAGGTGCCCTTGGCGCGGCAGTATTTGCACTGCGCTTCGCCGGGCACACGCTTCGCATCTGGCTGGTTGCTGGCGTTTACGCGCGCGTACATTTCCTCTCGGGCGCGCAGGATGTGCTCGCGGGTGTACACGCACAGCTCGGCGTCCCAAGTGACCAGCGGCTGGATGACGGCGGTGGCCACTTCCTGCAACATGGGCGTGTTCCAGTCGAACAGACAGACCTGATCGCGCAGTTGCTGGTTGCTGGGTGCGCTGGGCTGATTTCCTTGAAGCGTTTTGTACTCCACGATGAGCGCCTTGACCCCTTTTCGGTGCGCTGAATCAATCTGGCCGCTGTGCATCAGGCCGTCAGCCCACTTTATCCAGAAGCGCCGCTCGCGCACTGGATTGGGTTTGAGGTTGGTGACCTCCGGCCCGAAGTATTTGATGAGCAGACGGCCCTCAATCTCGTTGCAGGCGTCGTAGGTCTCGGTTTCTTCCAGCGTCAGACCGGCGGGGTCTTGCTTGGCCAGAGCCTTGTGGATTATGTCGCCATGGTCTGACCATTCCTGCACGTCCTTAGATGGTAGTTCTGGCATCCCGCGCTGGGCAGCGTGTCTCCCAGCACATAAAAGGTCAGCAGCGGCGTTACTGGCAGACGTGAACTGTCCACGGTCTTGGGTTTCTTCAGTTGGTGTAGTCATAATTACGGATTTTTGATTCGGTTTGCGATGTCAGCGAACTGGCCGTGCAGCATATCCAGCACTTCAGGTGACTCCTCAGCAATCTGGTCGAGCGTCTTGGCATCTTCCGTGGAGCCGATTTCGTTCATGAAGTCCACGAACTGCTTTTCCTGCATCCCGGCGTCCTTGATAAGCTGTTTGACCTTGTCGAGCATGGTCAGCGGCTCTTCGACGAGCGTGGGCTTGGCCTTCGCAGCCTTGGGTTTGGCAACCTCCGGTTTTTCAGCTTTTCCGGCGGGTGGGGGGGTGTCCTTCACGACTTCAGCCTCCATAACGGGCTCTGCTGGAGCCTGCGTGGCCGCTGGGCCATCGAAGACCGGCTTGGAAGGTTCTGAACCCGGATTGTCCACATATGCCACCTCGCCCGTGTCAGCGTCGATTATGGCCCCGTCGTCAACCTTGAGTGCTTGCTGCATCTGGATGGACTTCGGCCCCCAAATCTTCAGCAGACTCTTCAGGACGGTTTTCAGAGCCATCCGGTCGCGGCTGGTGACCCACAGACAGGTCGCTTCCTTCGCCTTGTCACCCCTCGCCGCGCGGTACGCCTTCGAGTAACGCAGGGCGTGCGCTTCGATCTGCTCGGCTGTCCAGTATTCCGCGCGCTCAAACCCGTTGATGAGTTTGAATTTTGAAGCGTAGCCGATAACTGGCTCGTTGGGATGGTTGGAGTTGAGTGTCATCTCGCCAGACAGCTCGTCGTAACTTTCCAGTTCGCCTTTGTGGACGACTTTCCAGCCAAGGTTTTTGTACTGGCCCGAGCGCTGCGCCAGTTGAGCGAAGCCAGCGTACCCGATTTGGAACTGTGCCTTCTCGCCATAGGGCACGATGTGGGCCTGCCCCAGATTCGGGTCAATAGACAGGTCGAGCGCAGCCGCCGTGAGCGCTGCCCCGATGACGGAGTTTGGCTCGCATTTGGAAAGCTGCCAGCTCTGGGACACGATTTGCACCAGTGCGGCTGCAAACTGCGGGGCTCGCTGTCCCATGATTTCCTTGAGTCGGTTCTTCACCTCGTCGCGTTGTACGATGTCCTTCAGTGCTTTGGATTTTATCAGTTCATTTGCCATAATGTTTTAGTAAAAGAATGCCCCGGCGAGCCCGCCTGTGAGACGGTTGGAGCGGCGGACAGACAGTGTTAACGCCGTCGCCGGGGTAAAGGTTAGATGTTCGCAGTCCAGTCATTTTCTCCAAGAGTGATTATTTGCAAAGTTGCAAATGTTGTCAATGACTATCTGCGTTTGGGCACGATTGATTTCAGGTTGGCTAACCCTCGCGCTTGGGCCTCGAAGTAAGGCAGTGAGTGCCTTATGGCTTGCCGAACGGCGAGGTTGGGGTTTTTGAAATGGTCGGTGGTTGATTGAAAGCCACAACTGCCGTGATAGCAGTTCTTGCTGTCACCATCGGCCATCATGCACCAGAATGTAAGACCCTGAATGTCGGTTGAGTTGTGAAGCGAAAGGCCGCACAGTTTGTTTGTCAGGCACCAGTGCCAGCCCATATTCTCCCAGACTCGAACCTTCCAGCCTTTTGTATCCATAAAGGCGAGCGTTTCCTCCGCTTCCAGCTTTGCGCGGTCGTAAGCCTCCACCGTGCAGCCGTGGCCACAAGCAGTCGAACAGAACGTCCGACCGCGCCGAACTGGTTTCCATGATAATTTACTCATACCCTTGGTACTCCCGGCGCTGCCAGCCGTGCGAACTTGGCTGCCAGCTTGGTTCTCACTTCACGCGAAGCAAATGCCTACGTGGCGGCAATCATCTGCTTGGCCAATGGGCTGGTGGCGTTCCGGTAATCATGCCGGAACTTGATGTTTTTGCCCAAGCTGTGCTGGGCCTTCAGGATGGCGTACTGCACGCGCGACTGGGTGATTCCCAGCTCTGCGGCAATCGCTCGCGTGGTGAATCCCTGCATCGCGCGCATCGCTATTGTGCGCGTCAGGGCGTCCGTGTAACACACGGTGTGGCGGCAAAGTCGCCGCGCCTTCTTTTCCATTTCGGTGGTGCTCATGATTTTCCTGTGGTTAACGCCATGCCCATCGCCACGGCGTGCAGATTGCAGCCGCATTGCGGGCAGAAGTTGACAGCCACTTCGAGCTGCTTCTTCTTGCGCGTGTAGGTTCTTTTCTGGTGCTTCTGGCCGGCGTGAATCCTCATCGCGGCCACACTGGAGAACTCCCGGTCGCATCCAGGTTCTTCACATTTTACTTTCACTGTCTTCCTTTGGTTGATGGTTATTGGAACAAACTGCCTTGGTTTTTGGCCTCTTTCTTCGCACGCGCGTCCGCCATGGCCTTGAGGCGGACTGCGTATTTGAAGGCGTCATCGGCGGGCAACTGCCACCGCTTCTTGCGCCCGTACTCGCGGAACTCGATCAGGTCGCCGACGCGCAAGGCCACCACAATGCGGCGCTCCTTTTTGTAGAGCACCGAGTAGCTGCCGCGCGTCAGGCGTCGCACACCGTTGAAGGCGGTCATAGGTCATCGCCCCACTTGGGGTCTTGCTTGCCCACCTGTTCGTCCTTTTTCTCACCGAGCTCCTGATCGCTGCGGCGCATCTCATCCATGATGTCATCAGGAATCACGCTGTAATCCTTGCAGACCTGGAGGACCAGCGAGACGGGTTCGTTGCCGCTCATTTCCTCGATGGTTTCCTCGCACTCAGTCACGGTCAGGTTGTACGCCGCGAAGTATTGCAGCAGCTCCTCCATGGCGTCGTGGGCACGCACAGCCAGCGGGTCGAGGTTGTCAGCGCCCTTGGTGCGGCGATGCTTCACCTGATTGCCATTGACCTTGGGGGTCACTTGCGGGCTGCCGTACTTAAACGGCGACTCCACCCATTCGCCCTTGACGAGCTGATGGCGCTTGCCGCCGAACCAGCTGTACTCGCCTTCCTTCCAGCCAATGCCATGGCCTGATTGATTCATCGCGTAGCCGCTGTAATCATCCGAAACCATGCTGGTGACTTCCCGCTTGAGCATGTTGGCCTTCCATTGCTCGGGGAATTCCACGGTGGACGGTGTGCACATCTGCCGGCGCGCGAGCAGGTCGGCGCCATTGCCCGGCAACATGGCCCGCACTTCCAGCGGCAGGTTGTCCAGCACGGTGCCGATGTCCCAGAACACGCTCATGTCCGGCTCGAACATGTCGCCCTGGTGGTACAGCCGGGCGTGCAGCGAGTGTTGCGGCTTGCCCATGTCGCCCACGGTGATATGCAGTCCGCCCACGTTCTTCTCATCACTCTCGTCGGTGCCGCTTTGGAACGCGGCAATGTCGCAGTGATGATGCACGGTGCCCCAGGCGGTCCAGTCGGCATCAGTCTCACCGAACAACTCGGCCCGTTGCTTCTTGGCTTCGTCGTTGGAGACTTCCTTGGTGGACAATCCCCAGTCGGCTGACTGCGGGAACGCCCACGCGCGCCACGTTGCCAGCTTGGGATTGACGAACAGGCGCACCTGCGCCTCGCTCTTGTGGGTGTCAAAGCTCCACTTGAAGAACGAGAGCACCTGGCTCCAGACTTCGTGTGGAATCTTCGGGCCGACGTAGTTGAGATCACCGCTGCACTCGGCCACTTTGTAGCGCAGTTCGGTGGTGAACAGTCCCGCGCCACCGGGCTTGCGGGACAGTTCGGATATGCTGTTTTTTATCAGTTTCATTGTGTCTTTTTCTCCTGTTGGTTTTGGTTACTCCCCTTCCAGCTCTCGCAAGCGGTCAGGGTTATTGTTGAGAAGGTAATCGCGGATGCGCTCAATCAGTCGGTCGTCGTTGTAATCTACATCCCGGCCTTCACCGTCTCTGGTTTCAAAGTCCGAATACTCATACCCGTCATAGTCCGGGTCGCATGAAAGTCCCTCACTTGCCGCCTCGCGGATGCTGTCGCGCAAGTTTGAAACCACATCTTCCAGAGATTCGGCATCAAACAGTGCGCTATCGAGGTCAGCGACCATGATTGGCACTGAGCCTGAGCCGGAAGCGTTGCACACCCAGCGGGCAGGTGCCTGATTGTCTTTCTGACACGGCAGCATCAATCCTGAACGCTTCAGTGGGTCTGGCAGCACGACCTGCTACTGACGGATACACCTGACTCGGCACGCCCCTGCCTGCTTTTGGTGTGATGTTCATTTCCACCCATTCCTTGATGGCCTCAAAGGTCTGGTGCTCATCTGGTATGGGTATTTTGAGCTGGCTCAAAGCGTGCGCCCGAGCCACTGGATTGGTTGGCGCGACCTTGAGCAGCTCAATGACTGTGTTGCTCATGGCCTGCTCCAGTTTGCACTTGCGAGCGATGCCCGGCAGCTCTGGCTCTGCTGGCGCAGAGACTATTTGCTCACCATCGGGCACTTCACGGAACAGGTGGATTTCGGCGTTACCTGATGGATGGCAGTCGTCTATAAGTGTCCAATTTCCGTTGTAAACATAAGCCTCTTCAATGGGTAGTGTAGAGCCCCACATCGGTTCCCCCCAATACCCACTCGGACTCCAAATCAGGAATGTAGCGTTTGGGCCTAAACCCATGACGTTGGCTTCTGTGCATGGTAGTCTCTCAATTATCTGTCTCATTTGATTTTCCTTTCTCCAGTTGGTCTTTAATGCGGTGGCTTTCCAGTTTTGAAAGGTTGGCCACGAACTTAAACGGAAGCATGGGCATGGTCTCCTTGCTGAGCTCTGATGCCTTGATGCCCCACAGTACGAACAGGTTTTGCGCCAGTGCGGCGGCGCTGAAGTTTGCGCTCACGAGCTGGCGATTCTGCTGCTGGGCTTCTCCGGTACAGCCGGCGCTTGCGCGACGCGGGTCGCCGCTGCGGTCGGTGGCTATGATGGGATAATACACTCGCGGGTCGAGCGGTGTTTCCTTCCACGCGCGCCGATAATAGTACGCCTCAGATGACGTACTCTCATTGGCGGCGAAGATGGCTTGGCATCCGTACTGGTCGCAACTGTGCAGCACAGCCATCCGCGCCGGGTTGTTGTCCACACAGCAGAATATCCAGTCCGACGGGTCGTGCTCGATGGAGCCGGTGCCGTAGAACTCTGCGATGGCTTGGCAGCCGTACTTCTCAGCCAGTGCGGTGGCCTTGTTACTGCCCACCTGCTCAGGTGTGAACAACTGGCGATTGAGGTTTTTGGTTTCCAGCGTGTCACCGTCCACGAGGATGATTTCCTGGGGCGAGCGCAGCAGGCACAGCGATGGAGCGAGCCATGAGCCCACGCCGCCGCAGCCGATGATGTAGTGTTTTCTCATAAGGTTAAAACAGTGTGTCTTGGTTTTTGATTGCTTGAGAGATTTTGTTCGTGGATGCGCTGAGGTTGTTGGCAGCCCTCAACGTCGCCAGTGCTACGTCCACCACCGAGTCGAACCTGTCGAGTTCCTCGGCGTCAATTAATGCCCGCACATGCGGCGAGCGAACCAGTAGCGCGGCCACGGTTGATTTGTTGATTGAGCCTAGATTATCAGGCACTGAGATGGCGCTCGAAGCCAGAATAGCTTTGAGCACCTGCGGGTCGATGACCTTCTTCACTGGCGCCATCTTGCACTCATACGCCAGCCGCTGCATGGGTGGCATGGCGGCCAGCTCTTCAGCGGTGTGCGTCCTGAACGTGATGGCGATAAATTCAGGAGCCCAGTGTCTCGTAATCGAAAAGTTCACTTCCTCTGCTGTTTCCTGGGTGGTTGCGCTGGACGCAAAAGTCCCACCGCGTGTGAAAAACCGACGCGCCTGTTCATTGAAAACAACAAACGTGTCGTTCGGCCCCAGCCTCTCTCTGGCCTCACCCAGCGTCATGCGTTCAAGTTCAATTCTCATAACACGATGTGGTTGAAGATGGCCTGCGAGACTTTGAGGCTGTTTTCCTGCCAGGTGCCCAGACTTGGCAACTGCTCAAATCCCTCCTTGTTGGGCTTGAAGCGGAACAGCGCCTGCGTCTCCTCTGGTTTATTGTCGAGGTCGCCCTGCCATTGGCCCAGCACGAGCTGGTCGAGGTTCGCCTTGATGGCTTCCTGCACGGTGGCAAATGAGCTGTCCATGTCGCCGGCGCACAATTCGCAGGTGTCGAACAGATTGCCCAGCGGCAGCCGGTACGCGTGCTTGGCACCGTCGTAAGCCACGAGCCACTGTTTGCCGCGTTCACAGTTTCCAATGTTGCTTTTGACGGCGCACAGCAGCTTCAGCAGCATTCCCTCTGGCGGCGTCCACTTCATGGCGATCACCGGCTCTTCCTTGGCGCTGAACTTGGGGTACAGCACGCCATCGCTGATTTTGAAGTGGGTTTTGAGCGGCAGATGCGGCAGCTCAATCGTGTAGAAGTTGTCGTTCGGTGTGAACACGCCGTGCACCGCTCCCCAGTCGGGAATCTCGAACAGGTTCAGCGCCCTGCGGCTCACGTTGGCTGCCAGGGTTTCGGCCACTTGCTCACCAATGTCCAGCAGGTCGCTGGTGATGGTTCGACGCTCGATGTTGCCGTCTTCGAGAATCACAGTTTCGGTTTTTGTTGTACTCATGGTAGGTTATTAAAAGCAAATGGCGGGCAGGATTGCTCCCGCCCGCCGTGGTTTACGGTTTGTTTTACGCCTTCTGGTTCGCTGCCGTTTCCACGACCACCGTGGCACCGTCAGGAATCAGAGTGTCGTCCGTCATGGCGACGCCGTTGATGAGCAGGTTGATGTTGTCACCGTACCCGAGCAGTGCTCGCAGGTTCGGATTGGACCGAACGGCGCCGATGGTGGTCGGCTGCTGATTCGACAGCTCGCTCGAATCCACGCCGTATTTGACTCTGTAACTTATCATTTGTTTTCTCCATTTTGTTTCCCCTGAGCGACCTGATGTCGCGGGTTGGTTTCAGCGCAGAGCAAGGGTTGCGCTGTGTGCAGCAGTCCAACTATCCTGACCGCACAAGTCTGCCTTGCGAACGGCAAAGCAGAGTTGAAGGGTCAATGTGGGTATTTTTCGGTGTTCTTCTTGGCCTGAAGCAGCTTGAGGGCGAGAAGCATGTGGTGGGTTTGACCCTGACTCGCCAGCACTTTTTCAAGTGTGCCGACGGCTTCGTTGATAAAATCAACAGGTGCGGCCACAAAGATGGAAGAAACCAGCAAGCTCATCCTCCTGTCTGGGTGAGTTGTCATAATCGCAGCGGCGATGTTGCCGGCCTCTTCGCACGACAATTCCAGTGTGAATATGGGCCTTTCGCCCTCTTTTTGGGTGGTGGTTATTTTCATGCGATTATCTCCATGTATTTGGCGTACAGCACCCAAGCCAGATACTCGGGCAGCGCGCCTTTGGCTTCCAGTTCGTCCCTGAACTGCTTCAGGTATTCGGTCAGCTCGGACACGATGCGACCGTCTGGCGAATCGTCTAGGATGCGCTCAACTTGTTCGATTTGCGCTTCGTCGAGCAGGTCGCCAATCGTGACGGTCTTGGCCACGAATTCCGATTTGGGTGTGAGTTTTTTCATGTGAGGTTTACTGGCTCTATCCAGCGGGCGGTTTTGTGTTTGCATCGCGGGCATCTGGCCGGCGAATTGTTGTCCAGCCCGAGCAATACGATGCGCTCGCAGCGGTCGCAATACCAGCCGCCGTTTTGTGCGAACTTCCGGAAGCTGGGCAGCAACAGGTAGTTTGTGTCCTGATGGACTTGAGTGGCCATCACAAGCACGCAGGCTGCCGTTCCCAGGCCAGCTCAATGGGGTTGATGGGGATATGCTCTTTTCGCGCCAGGATGACCTGTGGCGCGTCGAAGACGAATTCGGCCCTTATGGAGCGAATGTCGCCTGTGGGCGTTGCGGTGATGCCACGGATGTGCGCGTTTGGGGCATCCAGCACTGTCTCTGGCTTCAATAATTTGCTCATGTCTGTTCTTTCTCTGTTGTACAGCTTGTGGTTGATGAAATAAAGTGGGCTGCCCAGCCCGAAGACTGAGCAGCCCGTTGCCGTCGTGCGCCAGCTCCTTATTCCGGCGCGCGAATCATTTTAGTGCTTGGCCCCCAGGACCGCTTCGCCAGTGAGATCGGGCGAGGGCAGTTCAGCCAACTGCTTGCGCCAGCCGCAGATGCTATGCTCTTGCAGCCGGATGTTTTCCTGCGCTTGCAGGATGGAGCGAATCAGGGTGATGGCCGTCTGACGGCTCGGCGTTACCAGTTGTCCAGCCGGCGCGCCTTTGCCGTCAGCTTCAATCAGTGCCTGTACTTGTTTTGTGTCCATTTTCTGTTTTCTCCTATGCTCCCGAACGGCTCTTCGCCACGCGGGAAAGTGGTGGACTGAACGGGAATCGAACCCGCGATAATTCGGTGTTAGGGCAAAGCTCGATTTCAGTGCTACTCAAGCTCGCACCGACCCGGAATTTTCCTTCACGAGTCCAGACGTGGAGTGCGCCGGATTTTATCGCCATGTCGCTTCGGTATTGGCCGAGCGTGTATTCTTTGGCGTGGCCGTATGTTTTCGCTGCGGGCATTTTCCATTCGATGTCATCGGAGCAGCACGAGCAGATTTCCACCGGCTTTTGTTTCCTCACGCCGATTATCGCCATCATCGCCCAGCCAGAGTCATGCTTCTTTCCAGTGCTGACGATTAGGAGCGAGTCGTATCGCGGGCTATCGTCATCCCATTTCCGATGGGGCAGCGCGAGGAGGGCGGCACGCGGCCACTCGTTGACGCTTTGCCCTAACCAATCGGTGCAGCCAACAGCCGCCGCGCTTTTCCGTTTCGTTGCGTTTTTCTTCTTCATAAGTTTTCAGTGTCGGCCACGCCACTCCCCGGCGGCTGTGGCTGACCTTTTTCGTTATCCGGCGACTAGGCCACTAGCCACTTATCCAGCCCATTGTGCATCACATTGAGGCACAAAGAGAAACGCAGTCATGTTGGCTGTCCATGCTGCGTTTGTGCTTTGTGTCCAGGGCCTGATGATCAGGCTTCGATGGCCTTTTTGCCTTTGACGCTTTCTTCAGCGCGTTCCAGGAGCGCCATGCGTTCGTCTTCGGGCAGTTCGGCCAGCGCTTTGACAATCTGTTCGCTGGTCACTGTCCGTTTGTCCGCAACGCTCATGAGCGCCAGCGTGAACCGTTTGACGCCGGCTTTGTTGCGGGTCACTGCGACCCGCGCGCCCGTCCATTCGGGCGACGCCGCCATCTTGAGCGCTTCACCGATGCCGATTTCCTTGATGCGGTTGGACGTGGCAAGGATCGCCTCATCCAGCGCGCTCGATTTGGTCGGCAGTTGCAACCGTTTGGCCATGTCGCGCCGGCTTTCCAGCGTGAGGGACAGGCCAACGACCTGTTTGTCGGCATTTTGCCGCGTCTTCTGGACGAAGCCAACGTCCAACGTGCCCGGTTGCGTGAATTGGAACAGTTCCAGTGTGTTATTTGTGTTCATCTGTCTTTTCTCCATTGCCGCAGCATAATTGCCACGGGGAGCAATGCGATTGCTTCCGCTCGACCGTCAAAGCGAACCGACCGGAAGCATCACATCAGACAGGTTTCACGTCATCAGGCACCATCTCAAACAGCCACCGAGGCTGATTTGCCAAGCCCCAGCGTATCTGTTCATCACTCAAGGGCATCGGCAACGCCTTGCGCTTTACCCGCGCAGGACGCTTGCTGACACGCTTGCGCGCATCTTTCAAGTCAATCGTGTATTGCATATCATGTCACCATCCTTCCAACCATAAAGCGAGTGATACTCAGGAATAACCACTTGACGACTCGAATAATCCATGGCAAAACCAGTGGAGGCATGAGTTATCCAGCCGCATATGTCCAGATGCTTTCTTTCCAAGAGCTTGCCGCTGAACGGGCGAGAGACGCCAGCAACGCCGACACCGCAAAGCTCATGCTGGCTTGGGAGAAACTCGAACGTCTGAAGCGCGAGATGCGAGGCATCCCACCACTCAAGGCAATCGACTCACCCAAGTGGCCACGCCGCGCGCGCGCCAAGCTCATCGACGCCGGCGACGCTGCAATCGAAATCGAGAGCAAGGAATCTATTTCGACCCCGACCGTGACCGCACCGCCCACGCCGCCAGCCCCCAAGGCGACCTGACAACTGTTTGGGACCCACTCCCACACGATCACCCGTCACCCCGGTCTTCATCTGGTTGTGCAACTGCGTCAAAATTGAAAAAGGGTGGTGATGGGGTAAAACTCTCCTCGCGAATGCCTGGTCTGGGTACACCGCCGCCTTGCCCGTTTTCTTGGGCACATTTTTAACGCTTCCCCATCAGTCAGTTACGATGTTTCAGGACAGGCTGTGCTTGGCGCAGGACAAGGTGGTGGCTGCGTAGAAGTGCATGGTGCCTGTCCGCCATGGGGTAATTAACCCCAAACCTTGTGGCGGCTGTATGTGTTTTCTCGGGGTGCTTGTTGGGCACTCCCTCTGGAGTTGATCTCCAGTCCCCCGCAGGGGATTCCGTTTGTACTTGATGGGAGAGCGCCCTGAATCGCTTGTGTAAACAGGGCTTTGGAAATGAAACGGGCTCCCTTGTTCAAGGGGAGCCCTGGAATGACTTTCGCCAGTTCTGCCGCATACGCCTGAAAAGACGCGCAGCATATTGTTTGAACTTACCAAAGTCATTCCGCTGCTACAAAACCACAGGTTCAGAATCCTGTCAACCTCTTTTTATTGGCGAACCCGGACGGCAGGGTTGCCTCCACCTTGCGCCAGTGGCCAGCCACCTCAGGGTGCCAGCGGCAGTTCCAACACAGTTTCTTTGGGACCCATGACTGTTTTGACCCTGAAACACCCTTGTCGGCAGTGCTGAAAAGATGGGCCTTTTTGGTGCCATTTACCCAGAACAGGGTGAGCCTGACCGCATCGGAAGTCATGTTTTGTACCTGAACAGAGGCACTGAGGCCGGCTTGGCCGCCAGCACATTGTGATACGCCGTGACCATGCCGCTCTGCCACGTCCGGTGGCCGGCCTCAAGCTGTGAGAGAAACGACGTGGAGATGTGCAGCGCCCGCGCCATCTGCACGCCAGTCATGCCGGCAGCCAGCCGCTTCTTCTTCAGGTTCTGGCCCAGCACCCGGTCGTCCTGCTCCACCCCGGAGCCGTTGCAGCAATGGCAGTGTTTACTCATCAATCCGTCTGATGTTGGATGGCGCCGGCAATGCCTTGAATTTGCGCTCCTTTAGGAACTCGTAGTACGTCTGGTTGCCGTCCCAGATGTAGGGCAGAAACACCTGCATTGGCTCCATTTGCTTGAGTTTTATCATGGAAACCTGCACCTGAACCCAGTCCTGAACGATCTTCCACGCCGTCCGGCCAGCCTGCTCCAGAAAGTCTTCCTCGGTCAGCTTTGGCCGGGTCCGGCTGGTGACGTAATCCTTCCACAAGTACGCGTGCACACCGGCCACGTTCGCCGGCAGCTTGACCAGATGCTTGCCGGTCCCGTTGCCCATCTCGATTTCGAACATCAGCGCGACCACCTGCCCGGACTCCACCTTCTTCATAATCCCGCTGGCGCCGGCCTCCATCAGATACTGCTCGATGTAGTTGATGGTGGTGGCTGAGGCGATTCCAGAGGTGTAGTTTTTAAGATTCATTCTGTTTCTCCCGCTCAGCGATCATGGCGTCAGCAAAAGAATACTTCAACCTGGCAATCTCTGCGTGAATCTCTTTCTCGTGTTTGGTAATGAAACGTACTCGATTTGCCAAAACTGGCTCATCAAAGTCTGGGAACAAATTATAGACAGCATCTCCTACTGGAATGTTGTTTTCAGCCGCAAACCAGTCGCGCAGGGACATGCCTAGCTCTGAGTGACTGTGTCTTCCACATCCATCATGGCCACGAGGTCTAGGAAACGCTGGCCCACCGTCATTCTTATTGCTCATGCCTGCCATCCTACAAAAGCATTCGCAACTTTGCAAATATTATTTCTTGTTTCCGGTCACGCGGCGTGGTACACGTTGGTCATGGCAAAACTCAAGAGCCGTCAGATTCAAGTCCCTGGAGGGTTCCATTTTGCTCTACCCGAACTCAAGTATTAAAGAAATCAGGGTGTTTTTGGGTTATGTGGTCAGCCAGTTGCCTGAAAGTCCGGTTGCAGCACGGACACACTCCAGCCGACGTCCGGCGCTTCATTCTGGTAACCACGCCCCTGGTGGCAGTCAGGGATGCCTCAGCGGCGTCCTTGGCAGACTTCTGGCGAGTGCACTCGGCGGCCTCCCACGCAAGCTTCTTCTCCAACTCCTTGATTCGCTTCTGGTCGTCGGATTCCTGCCACATGGTGCCCTTACCGCACGCCGGGCAATAAACCGACCCTTTGGCATCCATGACCACCCGCCGGTACAACTCGCCGGCGATTCCAAATCGAACGCCGCAGGTGTAGCACGACACCACCCGGAAGGTTTCAGTGATGGTTTCTTGAAATGTAAACATGCTCATGCCTGCCATCCTACAAAAGCATTCGCAACTTTGCAAATATTATTTCTTGTTTCCAGTCACGTAGCGTGGTACACGTTGGTCATGGCAAAACTCAAGAGCCGTCAGATGCAGGTGCCCGGTGGATTCCATTTTGCTCTACCTGAACTCAAGTGGACCGCCCCGGCGTTCGCCTCCTTCGACACCATCGTCAATCAGGTCCAGCAACTGATTCAATCCAACCCGGACATCGCCGCCCAGAAAGGCTGGCCGACTTCGCGTGTGGCCATCGAGAACTGGGTGGACTCCTACAACGCCACCGTGTGCGAAATGAACGGCTGGACGCAGTACATACTCGAAGGCGGCGGAGGCTCCGACCCCCCAAAAACGGTTCCCCCGAACCGAAAGCTGGCAAGTGTTGCGGGGGCCGTTAGGAAAGCCGGGAGCGGCGCGGCGGTCCTCCTGGAGTGGGAGAAATCCGGACTGCCGCCAGTGGCACCGGAAGTGGCGGCGTCGCGCGCCGCCGTGTGCGTGGCCTGTCCCAAGAACGGCTCCGCTCGCCTGACCGACTGGTTCACCGTCCCGCTCTCCGAATACATCCGCAAGCAACTGGGCCGGCTCAACGAGATGAAACTGGCCACGCCCTCCGACGACAAGCTGGGCACTTGTGAAGTGTGCCTCTGTCCGCTTCCTTTGAAAGTTTGGTGCCCAAGTGAGCTGGTTCAGAAGCACCTGAGCGCCGAGGTGAAGGCTGGTCTCCCATCGCACTGCTGGATTGTCAATGAAGCCAAACCTTAAGGATGTCACCCTGCTCTGCGTGGACACCACAGAGCGTGCCGACAAGGCGATGGACGCTTTCCAGAAGTCCTCCGCGCAATGTGATTTCGGGGCGTACAAATTCCTGAATGACAGCAGCGTTGGTGGAGACTGTGCTCGCATCCCCAAGCTGGAAGGGTTGGAGGCGTACAGCCGTTTCTGTATTACGAAAATGGCCGAGCACGTCCAGACCAGCCATGTGCTGCTCATCCAGTCCGACGGGTATGTTCTCAACGGCGATGCGTGGACGGATGAGTTCCTGAAGTACGATTACATCGGCGCGCCATGGCTGCCATCTGGCGTGGTCGGCAACGGCGGGTTCTCGCTGCGGAGCCTCAAGCTGCTGATGGAATTGAGGAATATGAACCACATCTTCATTGACTCGCCACATCCAGAGGATTCCTACATCTGCATCAAGCACCGCGCTCGATTGGAGGCTCTTGGAATCAAGTTCGCGCCCTACGAGGTGGCCCGGCATTTCGCCTTCGAGGGCCGCTCGTGGAATAATGGCGTCGAATGGACCGGCGTGCCCACCCACTGGAGCGGCCAGTTTGGATTCCACTCATGGCTGACGCCGCTGCCCAAGCACATCCCGCATCCGCACATCTTCCACCACACCGGCGACTGGGGTGATGTCATCTACTCGCTACCCACCGTGAAGGCGCTGGGTGGCGGCGTGCTGTTCCTGTCGGACGACAATCGCTTTCCATTCCCGAGGCCCAGCCGTGAGCGCGTGACCGCCGAGTGGGTGAACAACATCACCCCGCTGCTGATGGAGCAACCCTACATCGAGCGCGTTCACTACACCCATGGCCTGCCCTTCTCGACGGATTACGACCTCAACAAGTTCCGGCTGCCCTGGAGCAAGGACGGCCCAGACGCCACCGCTCCCATCTGGAAGCTGCACCTGAAGGCGTTCGGCGTGGATTACCCGGAGGACCAGCCGTGGTTGACGGTAAGGAATCCGATCACAGTCCCTGAGCGCCCCATCATTGTGTCGCGCTCCACTCGCTACCGGAATCTGCATTTTCCGGCGATTCATCTGGCCCGCGAGTACGGCGACAAGATGCTGTTCGTGGGCACTGAAAAGGAGTTCTTCGAGCACCGCGAGTTGATGCGCTCGGTGGGCAAGAAGGCGGAATGGTATCCGACGGAGAACCTACTGGAGCTGGCCCGAGTCATCGCCGGCGGCAGGGTTTTTATTGGGAATCAGTCCGCTCCGATGGCCATTGCCATGGGCTTAAATAAGCGGGTGATTCAGGAGTGCTGGCAAGGCAATCCAAATTGCCTGTTCCGGCGGCCCAACGTGATTTACTGGGGCATCAACAGCGTGGACTACTACCAGAAGATACCAGAGGGGTGGCTGTGAACCTGACCGCAGTAACGGCGACCTGCGACCGGCCCGAAGCCTTCATGCTCTGCCAGATTTGGATGGCACGGCAGACCAAGGTACCCATGCAGTGGATTGTGCTCGACGACGGTCTCCGCCCCGCCAAATGCGTGCTGGGTCAGGAGTACATGCACTTCGCAGGCTGGCGTGGCCACTGGAGCCTGAGCCAGAAAATCAGCCACCTGTGCAGCTCCGGCATGGTCAAAGGCGACGCCGTGGTGTTCTTCGAGGATGACGACTGGTACGCCCCCGGATGGCTGGAATTCTGCGACCGCGAGCTGGAGCATTATGCAATGGTGGGAGAGGGCAACGCGATTTACTACAACGTGACGTACCGACGATGGTTCGGCCATGGCAACATGGGCCACGCTTCCCTGTGCTCGACCGCCATCCGCAAGACCGAACTGCCCGCGTTACAGGAGCAGTGCAAAGACCCCAACCCCTTCCTCGACTCGCGCACCTGGGAGCGGCTGCAATGCTCAAAGCGCGTGTTCAACAACGAGCCACACAGTCTGGTTGTGGGCATCAAAGGGATGCCCGGCACGCCCGGTTACGGCCAGGGCCATGGACCGCACGACCCCAGCTCGAAGGATGATTACGACCTGACCGTGCTCAAATCACTGGTCGGCGAGGATTACAAGGTGTACGCTACCTTCTGGAATTTATGATGGAAATTGGAACATGGGAAGTCGAGTCCCGAAAGGTGATGACTGGCTCCGACTGGCAAATGGGGGCGGCGAGCATGATACGGAACATGATGTCGGCCCTGGAAATAATGGAGCATCAGGTCATCGCGGAACACATTCCATTCACAACCTCGCTTGCCCAGAGGCGTGAATGGCTCACCGCCTGCCTTTACTCGTGCAACATGGAAAACTTCAAGGCAAAATGAGCGAAGTCGCCAAAGCGCACGGAGCCAACTGGCTCAGGCACATCGGCCATCTGGCGGGCACGCCGGCGCGCGGTCTGGAAATCGGAACCTTCAAGGGTGAGAGCGCCGTGTGGATGTGCCAGAACATCTTCACCGGGCCGGACGCGGAGTACCTGTGCATCGACCCATTCACCGGCAACAAGGAGCACGAGGTCGGCCACATTGACTGCTCGAATCTGGAAGCCGAGGCCCGCGCCGCGCTGGCTCCGTTCCCGAAATGTAAAATCATCAAGGGGTATTCCCATGACGAGCTGATGCAATCCTTCGACTGTGAGCGGTTCGACTTCATCTACATCGACGGCAGTCACTGCGCGGGCGACGTGATGTTCGACTCCTTTCTGGCGTTCAAGATGCTCAAGATCGGCGGCATCCTGTGCTGGGACGACTACGAGTGGAACGTGTTCATGGAGCCGCTCGACCGGCCCAAAATGGCCATCGACACGTTTCTGGCCATGTGGGGGTGGAAGCTGGAAGTCATTCACAAAGGTTGGCAGGTGATGGTTCGCAAGCTGCATGAATAGTATTGAGGTCCACATCCTGTGCTGCGACGAGGCTCCCATCCTCAAGTACGCGCTGCGGCACTACGCCACGTTCGCATCGAGCATAACGGTGCACGACATGGGCAGTGCCGATGGCAGCATCGAGGTGGCGCACGCCGGCGGTGCCATGGTCCGCAACTGGGATTCCAACAATCAGGTGGACGACCGGGTGAACATGCGGATTAAAAACGAGTGCTGGCGAGGCACCGACGCCGACTGGGTGATGTGCGTGGACGCCGACGAGTTGATTTGGTTCCGTCAAGACCCGGACGTGGTGCTGACCAACTACCTCCTGAGAGGTGTGCCGCTGATTCGCCCGCGTGGCTACGAGATGACCTCCGAGGAATACCCCACCACCGAGCATCAGATTTATGACGAGGTGAAGTACGGCGCACGCGACGACCACTGGTACGCCAAGCCGTGCATCTTCAGCCCGCTGCTCGTGCGTGAGGTGAACTTCGCCCCCGGCGCGCACGATGTGGCGGCGACCCTCAAGGGCGGCGAGGTGCTGCGCGGTGAGGTGCAGCCCATCGCCGACGCGGTTTACCTGTTGCATTTTCACCAAATCGGCCCTATTGAAAGGATTGCAGAAAAGTACGACCGGACGCGCTCGCGGATGTGCCAGGCCAACGTCGAGCACCGCTGGGGAAACTTTGAACCCGGAATCAAACATGCAACCGACAAGCGCAACGCCATCAACTCCCGGCTGGAAAGGGTCATACCGTGACTGCTGAAGCAGGAGACGAGCTGGTAAAAAGATTATTGTCTCAGTTGAGTGAACACTTCGAGACGGCGCAAGTGCTTGTTTCATGGCAGGAAGAAGGTCGGACTAGAACGGTCTATCGAGGGTCTGGAAACATGCACGCCAGAAACGGTATGGCTCGTGACTTCCTTGATTGCGGAACCGCAGAGGAATCTGCTAAATTCATTACTCAGGCCCTGAAAGAGGATGGAGGCCAACAGTGAAATTTGAAGACGCTGCCGCTGTGGAGGCTATTTGCTACGACATCCGCCTTGCCGACTATCCTCGCGGCAAGAATCGTCAACGGATTAACGACCTGTTCAACGGGGTCCCACCCTTCAGCGAGGAGGATGCGGAGAAGAACAACATCACCATCAACGTCAATTTCCTGGAGGGCACCGTGCTCTCCCACGACGCGCGCGCGCAGTTCTACGGCGCGTTCCTCCGGCCCGGACAATACTTCAGCGCGACCACCGACATGGGGCCTACGCACAAGCGTGACATCATCAGCCAGACGGTGACTGGGCAGATGAACAAAATCATGAAGCGCAACATGATTTACTTCGAGACCTTCCGCAGCAAGTTCGCCATGGACGTGCTGCACGGCATCGGGCCTGCGGCTTGGCGCAACAAGCACCAATGGTGCCCGCGCGCGGTCGGCGTCGAGGACGTGGGCATCCCGGCCAACACGCTGCTCACGATGGAGAACCTGCCGTTTTTCTACATTTACCGGAGCTTCACTCTGCCCGAACTCATCAAGCTGACGACGGGACCGCAGGTGGATTCAGGGTGGAACAAGGAGTTGGTAAAATCGTGCATTGAGTGGCTGGATAAAGAGAGCAGCGCGCTGATGGGCAGCAACTGGCCGGAGGTCTGGAGCCCTGAGAAGATGTCTGAGCGCGTGAAGGGCGACGGCGGATTCTACGCGACCGACCAGGTACCCACGGTGGACTGCTTCGACTTTTACTTCTGGAACGACGACGACAAGGTGCAGGGCTGGAACCGGCGCATCATCCTGGATTCGTGGTCCACCCCGCAGGCCAGCGGAGGCGTGTACAAGATGGACCGCAACAGCAAGACCGACTTCGCCCGCAACCAGTTCCTGTTCAATTCCAAAACCCGCAAGTACGCAGACAAGATTTCCGAGCTGCTCAGCTTCCAGTTTGCCGACCTGTCGGCGGTGGCCCCCTTCCGCTACCACAGCGTGCGCTCACTGGGATTCCTGGTGTACGCCGTGTGCCACCTCCAGAACCGGATGCGCTGCAAGTTCAACGAGTCCGTGTTCGAGGGGCTGATGAATTACTACCGCGTCAAATCCATCGACGACGTGGACCGCGCGCTCAAGCTGGACCTCATCAACCGGGGATTCGTCGATGAGACCATCCAGTTCGTGCCTCAGGCCGAGCGGTGGCAAATCAACACTGAGATGATCGAACTGGGCATGTCTCAGAACTCGAACCTCATCCAGAGCAACGGCTCGCGGTTCACGCAGCAGCCCATGAACAGCGACGGCGGCGGCCAGCGCAAGACGAAGTTGCAGGTGATGTCCGAAATCCAACAGACCACCGCGCTAGTGGCCAGCGCCTTCAATCAGGCGTACCAGTACCAGGAGCAGGAGTACCGCGAGATTGCGCGCCGCTTCTTCATCAAGAACTCCAGTGACCCCGAGGTGGTGGCGTTCCGGCTGGCCTGCCTCAAGCGCGGCGTGCCCCAGAGCGCCTTCAACATCGACGCCTGGGACCTGCAAGCCACGCGCGTGATGGGCTCTGGTAACCAGACCATGGAGATGGCCATCGCCCAGCAACTGCTCCAGATGCGCCAGCTATTCGACCCTGAACCGCAGCGCGAGATTCTGCGCGATGTAACCTTTGCGGTTACAGGGGACCCGGACAAGGCCGCGCGCTGGGTGCCCGACCAGCCGTTGAAGATTTCCGACTCCGTGCACGACGCTCAGCTCAGCATGGGTGTGCTCATGCAGGGGCTGCCCATTGCAGTCAAGACCGGCCAGAACCATCAGGAGTGCGTCAAGGTCGCGCTGGCCGAGCTGGGTATGCTCATCCAGAACGCGGAGAAGTCCGGCGGCATGGCGAGTCCGCAGCAGATTCAGGGCTTCCAGATGGTCGCGCAGTACGTCGGGCAGCACCTGAAAATCCTGTCCGAAGACAAGGAGAACAAGCAGTTCGTGGCTGCCGCCGCCAAGGAGCTGTCCAAACTGATGAACATGGTGCGCGCGTTCGCCCAGCGCCTTCAGGAGCAGGCCAAGAAACAGCAGCAGAGCGGCGGGCAGATGCCGCCCGAGGTTCAGGCCAAGCTCGCCGCCACCGTCATCAGCGCCAAGAGCAAGGCCGCCATCTCCGAGAAGTCGCACGCCCAGAAGACCGCCCAGCGGCAGGTGTCCTTCGAGATGGAGGAGAAGCGCAAGCAGGAGGAGTTCGCCAACGATCAGCGGCTCAAAAACATCGAGGCCATCCATGAGCACAACCGTAACCTGCTGGCTTCCATGGGTGAGGACAACAAATCGGAGGGTGAATAATGACGCGAGGGGGTCCACGTTATCATCCGCCCACACTTGAGTCCCTGAAGGATATCTCTGACATTCAGATTCTCAAAGCGGTCCGGATACTTGCTGGAACGCACCCAGCCCCAGATCGCACAGACCTCGTTATGATGGGGTACAGCCAATCCTTTGTGAATGACATGACCGACCGACAGGTCAGGAAGGTTGACCTGAAGCCTATCGCGGTCGGCATTCTTCACAAGTCAATCTCGGCACTCGTAAGCGAGCACAGACCAAAGGAACAAAATGAAGATAATCCTGGAGACCATTCCGCACGACAAGCAACGGTATGAAACCATCGGTGACTGGATTATTGGGCCCGACGGCACCATCCGCATCCTTGTTTCCGAACTGGGCAATGACGACTACAATTTTCTCGTCGCCCTCCACGAACTGGTTGAGGTCAAACTTTGCCAATCCCGTGGCATCACCCAGGAGCAGGTCGATAAGTTCGACATCGAGTACGAAAAGCAGAGGGAAAAGTCGTTGACCTTGGATGTTTCTGAGCCCGGCGACAGCAAGCTCGCCCCGTACCGACGGGAGCATTGTGCGGCCACCGGAATTGAGCGAATAGCGGCCTCTGAACTGAACGTCTGCTGGGCGGATTATGAGACCGCAATCCATTCGCTTTAACCATGAAGCATCACTCCGAAATCACCGCTGTGGTTGTGGACTTCGGCCTGTTCCCGCACGTTGCGCGCCGGCTGGCTCGTGATTTTTCAAAAGTTTACTACTGCACGCCATGGGAGGGAGCTTTCTCAGTCATCAAGGACGCCGTGGTCGGCGACGGGTATCCGGAAATCCAGTGGATTGAAAGCGTGTGGGATGCTCGGGACGCCGATTTGTTCGTTTTCCCGGACATCGGCCTGGCCTCGCTCCAGATGGAGCTGGTGCGCCAAGGCAAGGCGGTGTGGGGTGCGCGCCACGCGGACGGTCTGGAAGCGCGCCGTGGCCTGTTCCTGAAGGAAGTGGAGGCTGCCGGTCTTCCAGTGGCCAAATACACCGTCAAGCGCGGCATAACCGAGCTGCGCGCGTTTCTGGAGGAGAATTCCGACAAGTTCATCAAGGCGTCCACCTACCGGGGAAACTTCGAGACGTTCCATTTCCGGTCCATGGCTCAGGACGGTGTGGTCATCGACTCATGGGCGGTGATGCTTGGGCCCCTCAAGGAGATGGTCAAATTCTACATTCTGGACCCGATAGACTCTGTGGTGGAGGACGGGGCCGATACCTGGTGCGTGGACGGCCAGTGGCCGCAGACAGTCATGCACGCCATGGAAAACAAGGACAAGAGCCTGCTGGCCACGTTCTGCAAGATGGACGAACTCCCTGAGCCGGTCAGGCTGGTGAATGAGAAGTTCGGCCCGATTCTGGAGAAGTACGGCTACCGATCATTTTTCTCAACCGAGGTTCGCATCACCGAATCTGGAGAAGGATTCTTCATCGACCCCACCTGCCGCGCCGGCAGCCCGCCGTCACAACTCCAGACTGAGATGATTGGGAACCTCGGTGAAATTGTCTGGGGTGGCGCCAATGGTCAGGTAATCGAGCCCGAGAGGGTCACGAAGTTTGGTGTTCAGGCCATCTTCCACGTCGCCCGAGATGACTGGGAGGTGCTCAAAATACCTCCAGAAATCGAGCAGTTCGTGAAGGTGGGGTTCTCCTGCATGGTGGACGGAAATATCTGCGTTCCCCCGGACAAGGAAGGCGTCTGTGAAATTGGCTGGGTGCTGGGACTGGGCGGCTCGATTCAGGAGGCCATCGACCACCTCAAGGAGAACGTCGAACAGATGCCCTGTGGCGTCGAGGTACGAATCGACACGGTGGATGAGCTGCTCAAACAGGCCAAGGAAGTGAAGTTTACGGACGAGGTGATTCCGGAGTCTATCCGGCGAAATGCGAACAATTGTTCGTAAACGCGGGTTGATTCGCAGTTACTTACCACAAAAATAGGTACTATAGTACCTATCGGATACCATTGTTCTTGACAGCTCCAAACATCCCTGTTACAGATGGCTCGTGCGACCAATCGGCAATAAAATCCTCATCGAGCCCGCTCCCATGAAGGAGTGTTCCGCCGGCGGCATTGTTACCCCAGAGCAGTACCGTACTCGGGACATAACGTGGGACGGGCTCGTGGTCGCGCTGGGCTCTGGTGATCGGACACGCAAAGGCGTCCATGTGCCATTCGAAGTCGCCGTTGGCCAGCGCGTGATGGTCAACCGCTACAACGTGGCCGTGCATCACATTGACGGCAAGGAGATGTGGCTGGCCAAGCCCGGCGACATCGTGGCCATCGTGAGCGACGACACGTTTGAACCAAATCCGGATTGGGAAAACGCTACCCATGGAATTGACTTTGGAAATCGCAGCCCACTGAACACAACTGACATCCAAACGGACAGCG